GCAGCAAAGTAGCACCCTGCTCCATTGCTTTGATCACTGGACCTTTGAAGAATTTGGTCTCACCATCGACCAGTCGGAAACCACCGATGAGGTCGTCTTCGTCAGTTTCTTCGGTGAGGTTGACACGTATAACAGGCAACTTGCTGGCAGCGTGTACCTGCTCAACCATGTAAGTCTTACCATTGCCCGACAGACCACTGATGAACAGGGGATAGAACATGCCTGATTTGACAATGGTCTGTACTGTCTTGAAGTGCCCGAAGGGGACATACATATTGTCCTTGTTCGGTACAAGATTGTCGGTGAACCCAGTGGACTGAGCAGTCAGCGAGACTGCTGGACCAACGGGAGTGGGAGCAGCAACTGGTGCCACAACACGCGCAACGACTGGTGCGGTCACTCGGACAGCAGCAGGTTTGGACTTGCCCACAGGAGGGAAATGGTACAAACCATCACCAGCGGAGTTGTTCGCGTTCAGTACGCGATACAGCGAGTTGATGTCATTGTCCTTGGCGAATGACTTGATCTCAGCACCTGATAGGGTGCGAGGTTCATCACCAAATTTGGCGGTCAACAACTCGACTAATAATTTTGCTTTGCTCATAATGTATTTCCTCTTCAATTAAACTTCTAAATCACTCAACTCAGACTATATTATCGCTCAATCAGGGTCCAAGAACAAGTTCTAAAAAACCCCTTAGAATCAACAACTTACGCTATCTGAGACACTATATCCTGTAGCAGTTTGCGCGTCTGCTTGCTGCTCGTAGCAGCGGAGGCGAATGCGCGGGATATGGCACCTTTCTTTGCACCAGCAACGACCTCATCCATCTTGGACGTTTTCTCTTGGAGGTTTTTGCCCCACAATACATACATCTTGTCATAACCTGGAGTTGGCACGACTGCGTGTGCACCACTCTTGATTGTTTTCCATAATGGTTCACGGTCGATGTATGTTCCTGCCAAGTAGCAGCATGCGTTCAGTACACTACTGCGACCACCATCAACTACAAAGTACCCGAGCATAACCGAACCAGTCACGTCCTTGAATATTTCGAGCAGACGAGCAGTAGCATTGTCGCCACCACGTTGAGTCTTCAAGACGCGATATACTTTCTGGTTGATGGGACTACGGATAGTCACTACAGATGAATCATTGCGCATCAACCAGTTCAGGCGAGTGTTGCCTGCAGCACCATTGTTTACATACGCTGGGTGCGATTGACCATCAGTCAACAGGATAGTGTTCAACTTGTCCAGTTTATACTGCTTGCGGAAGGCAACAGCAACAGGCATCATAGCAATGATTGCGCTGTCAAGTGGAGTACCACCCAAAGAGAATATACGTGCAGGGTTGTACCCAACACGATTATTCCGTTGCTGCGAGTATGCACCACCAATGAGGTATTTTGCCATTGTAGTCATCTCAGTCTTGGTCATTCTCTCATTGAAGATCTCCAACATACGCAGACGTGGATCAGTGAGGATAGTATCCGATGGCATGTCATCCCAGTCACGTGATTGACCACCTGACAGGTTATCAGTGAAACCATATACACGGAACGGAACACCGATAGCGCGACAGAAGTTTACCATCAACAGAGTCTGCTTCACTACTGGAAACATCTGCTCCCACATAGAAGAAGACAGATCAAGTATCATGAGGAAACCGTGGTTCTTGCCATCAGGTACTGTAGTGACTTTCTTGAAGATGTCGTCTGTTGTTCGGTAGTGGTTCATCTTGAGTGTATCAAGAGTACCAGTCTTGGATATTTTAGCACGTGCATGCTGTGTAGCAGACTTCTTCATTTCGAATTCTTTGACCATCAGCGCGATAGACTTCTTGGCAGTGGCATACCACTTGTTGTATTGCTCTGTACCTGCTTCGAATAATATGCCACGGTTTTGTAATTGTTCTTTGCGTCTGTAAATTTCATACTCATCGGGTGTGTCGCTGATCTTCGCAGCGTGTTCTTCAGGAGTCTCGTGTAGAAGAACACCAGTGGTCAATTCACGCAGGAGTGTCTTGTATCCGTAGAATTGGTTCTCAAAGAGACCGTGTGCTGGCAGGTTCAGGTTGTATACCTGACGATCAGCATTGGGTGCATGTTGCTGGTCAATAGCGTCACGCAGTGCTTCGTCTGTCTCAGACCGTGGTTCGTCAGCAGAAGATTTGCCGCCAGTTTCGCCACTTTCTTTGGCGTCATCTTCGCCTTCTTCGTCTGACTCTTCTTCTTCTTCACCACCAGCGTCATCGGAAGTAGGATCGCCATCTTCACCTTCACCCTCACCATCTTCTGGAAGATCACTCAAGTCCCAGTCAGATGTTTCGCCATCTTCGTCTTCGCCACTCAGGTCATCTTCTGACTCATCGTCGCCATCTTCTTGTGCTTGCTGGTCGTCTTCTGCGTCTTGTTTCTGTTGTTCTTCTTTCTGCTTTTTGCAGAAGGCAAACAACTCGTCAGTGACTTCAACAACTTCTTCCCAAGTCTCAGTGCCGCCAACCTTGGCGATCCACTGCTGCTCGTCACGGGCAAACTGGACACCGATAGAGGAACCACATTTGAAGTATGTATTGATACGGTCAATCAGTCCCGTCTTATTGATCTGTTCGATGTTTTTGCCAAAGAAACCAGCAGCGAGCAGGTCACGGTATGATCGAATAAATGATGTGCGAAGTCCAGGAAATTTGCGCTGGATTAGTTTCTCAATGCGTGCATCTTCTACAACATTGAGGAATGATTTGTAACCTGGACCAGCATCACATACAGCGTCATGCCAACCTTCTTCTGGAGTAAACAGTGCGTGACCAACTTCGTGTCCAGTCAGGTGGTCTTCGGTATCTTTGGACATATCAGACCACATAGGCAGGGTCAGGATACGGTCACGGACGTTAAATGATGCAGTCTTACAGTTCTCCTGCACTACTGTTATATTCTCAGCAGCGAGTAGTTTTGCTAGGACGTTATTTCCGTGTTCTGCTTTCATATACATTTCTCCTCAAGTCAGACTATATTATCGCACAATTCATGTACAAGAACAAGTTCTAAAAAAGTGAATAGAATCAACAACTTACGCCATCTGCCTGTGGGAATATATGTCCCATTTCTCAACAATTGGTTGTCCGTATGCATCCTCGTCGACTGCGATATATGCAACAGTCTTCAACACACGAGCATAGCGGAAACCATCGTTGGTCAGGAGTTTGTGGGGGAAGTCCCAAGAGGCAGTGTTCTCGCCTTCATCATTGGGCACATAGGTATGACAACCCTTGACATCTTTCTCAATAAACGATCCAAACATAATCTCTCTCCTCAATCAGAACACCTATTATCCCGCAAATAGGGTACAAGGACAAGTTCGAGAAAACTGAATGAAATCAACAACTTACTCAATATCGGGAACCACACAGTGGTATGTGTAGACTTTCCATGGGACGGTTCCGTATCTGACCCCGACTTGAACCACAGTGGAGGTTCCATCCTTCTCATAAGAACCTCCCGCCTCTTCGCACTCAATCTGTGCTGACACACCGATATAGTACGCCACAGAGAGTACTGTGACCGCCAAAGCAGGAACACCGAATACCATTGCACGCTCTACCCAGTCGCACTTCTTCCAGAAATTCAACAAGTTAGCGAGGATACCAGATAATCGACAACGATCTGTGTGTCATTTGGTGATTCATGGGGGAACTCAACCACGCAACCGAGTTCAGTACCAAACAGCGTGTGCTGGTCGCCAAACTTCTCGAGGATATTCTTGCATTTGGTGCGTGTAGTCTGGATGAATTTCTCAGACTGGTCGGAACCACGCTGCCTGTATCTGCGCTCACGTTCTGCGTCCGATACGGTCAGGTGGATAATGGTGAGGTCGTCACCTGCTGCTCTGAAGAAACCCGCATTGTTAAGACGGTCACCTTCACCAATTATGAACTCATCTGGTTTGTCCAAGATCCACTCAACTGCTTTGGGTGCCACTGCCATACTCAATCGGTCAGTGCCACTGAATGTTTCCTCTTCGGAATATTTGCCAAGGACACGGACGTTCCCTGCCACGTGAGTATCAAGCAGGTCAATTGGACGGTCATGCGTCCACTCACCTTGAGTCTTCATAAACTCTTTCATGATGGTGGACTTGCCCGTTCCAGGAATCCCAATTAGGTAGATCAATTTCATACAAAGAATGCCTCAAGACCGCCAACAGTGCGATCGTCTGGTTCAAAATTACCTGTGTCAAGAAACAGGTTGTATAGGTCAGGGTCGACTGTATCCAGCAACCACTTTGACTCCAGTGATTCCTTGCGGGCATCCCACAGTGGTGTCCAGTCGATGCCTTCCCAGTTATCTGCTTCTGCTTTCTTGATCTCTTCTGCCTGACGGTCAATGTAGAAACCAAGGTAGCGACCACGACTGCGTCGATATAATTTCTTGAAGGAACACAGACTGGTTTCCATAGCAAAGAAGTCTGCCTTGTCAGCAACGTGCGGATACCGCAACTTCACTTCTTGTAGTATCTCCCTGCCATTTGCTTCAAGGAAGTCAATCTGGGTGGCGTCGAGTTTCACATTGTTCTTCTTTGAGTCGACCCACTCAGGTTTGTCCATGGCATAGCACATACCATTGCGATGCGACTTGGATCCATTACGGTCATGGAACCACAGACTGTCAACGTCAACATCAATGCCACACGTCTGCTTGAGTGTCTGTATGTAGAACCAAGTGGTGTACCTGCCAAACTTATGCCATGTGTTGACTGTATCCCACAGAGTGTAGAAGTCCTTGACAGGGTCACCAACAAAGTTGGCAGTCAGTGCTTCGTGCTGTGTACGGTCACCAACATAGTCCCTGTACGACTCAAACTGTGCAGGCAGGTGACCTTTGTTCCACTTGGTGTCTGTCTGGTAACGCAAACGCTTGTAGTTGGTGTTGTTCCAATCGCGTAAACGCTCCAGACCTACCAACTCCATATCTGGAAATTCGTTCCAAACAACATATGAAGTTGGCCAAAAGTAGGTAGTGCCATATATCCAAGAGATCCACAGACGCTGCTCTGTGTTGTACTCGAAACGGTCAAAGAAATAATTCTGTAGATACAGAGATGGATCACAGTCTTCGATTTCAAGACCACGACCAAACCACTGAGTGAATATTTCCTTGCTGTCTGTCATAGAAATGCATCAAGAGAGAAATGGGTTGGTTCAAATAATGCTTCACGGAACCAGTAGTCGCCCACTGCTTCAATGGCAGTCTCGACCTTCTCTGTTTTCTTGACACCAAACTTGTGCAGTTCAATGCATTCATCTCTGAGTTTATCAGCAACCTTTTGCGGTGGCAGGGCAACTTCATTGTCTTTGATTGCCAACTCACGGAACGTCAACTGCTCGTGCTTGTTTGGAAATAAAGGCACGTCACAGCGCAGGGAACCACTGGGGTCAACTGCCCAAAAGATGGTGCCGTTGCGTTTGTGCCAAGTCACTGACGATGGAGTACATGACATCTTGAGTCGCTGCATACCCTGCTTGTATGCTTCTGCCATCACGTCCCAGTATACAATGGAAGCGTATCCATTACCTTCTTTGCCTTCAAGCGTAACAATCTCATATAGGTTGGCATACTTTGATCGTGCACTGAATGTGATGAAGACCAGAGCAACTGGTTCTTCACCATCGAGCAACACAAACGGTGGGTTCTTGGTATAATTCTTAAATCGAAACCACAGGTTGTGCGAAGACTTGAGGAACTTGGTGTTAGTTCCTTCAGGTTGTTCCGCAATCAGTTTCTCAACTTGCTCTTGGTTGTACCGTGTGATCATTGCAAATCTGCCAACATATCGTTTTCTGAAAAGTGAGTGCGGTCTTCGACCAGTCCACTGTAGTCATTATATATGTATCTAACCATCGGATCGCATTTCACTGCTTTCCCCATGCCAGATCTCTCTATTATATCCGAAGTAGATGCAAAGATCAACCCACCTATGTCAGTCGCCATCCACAGTGGACGCTCATGGTTGCGCCACCCTGTCAGATTACCATCCACATCAATAGCGGTCACTGCCATAGAACGTTCGCGATACGCCTCGAGAGGAGTGTCTCCTGCCTCGATGCATCGTAGTATCAACTCAGAGTCGTTTTGGGTTTCTGTTTCGTATTCCCAAACATCTGGGTCTTGGGAGATAACACCGTTGTGCGCAATTGCCATCTCACGACCTTGGAATGGTTGGTTGTGTCGCAGGTCAGAGGTAGAGTATCGAATGTGACCAATCAGCGTGAGTGAGTCACCATCAACCCAGTCAGCAACATTGTGCTTCTCCATGAACTTGTCGGCACTGATGCCTTCTTTGATTGTGGTGAGTTTGCCTTGTTTTAGAAAGGTAACTCCCGTGGCATGCTTGCCACGAATCATGCTCTGTAGAAATAGATTCTCGACCAGAGCGAGCCGCGCATCGTGCACTGCGCGAACTTCAGGCAGGTGTACGCCAATTACTCCGCACATGGTATTTCTATCCACTCATATATGAATTTGGGATATGCAAAGTTTGCTTTGCGGTTGCTGTATGTACCTGTTTTGCGGTTTGTGTCTTCATAGAATGTCACTGTACCGTTTTTATTTTGCTTGTACCAGATCTTCTTCATTCACCTGCTTCCAGATCGTGAACATGCAAGGCAATCAAACCATAGTGCAACACTTTCAACAAGTCCTTCCTGTTCTTGCCTTCTTTCTTACCATATCGTTGGGTGTACTTGATGACGTTTCCGAGACAGAAACCTTCACCGTGTCCTGCATCAATGACAAACTCAGTTGTCTGCACTTTATCCTGCGAGTAGTGTTGTCCATAAGTGACGTCCACATACTCTTGGAGTTCTTTGATCAGTGCTTCTTCATTGTACTTGTAATCGATCATAATATTTCCTATCCAAAGAATTCATCAAGGGTGCTAGCAACATCAAATGCTTCGGGGTGATACTTTCGAGTCATCTCCTCACCACCGTTGTCTATCAACCAGTCGTACCATTCATTGTCGTCCCACATGCTCGGTGACACACCGTTCCAGTATGGTCGCCAGAGTTTGTGTTCTTCGTTCAGTCGACGTGAGTCAACATATGCTCGACGCAGGTGCTCGTATTCCCATGTACCCAACTTCAACATATCTTCACGGAAGTAGAACACAAGTGACATACGCATCAAGTCATCTTCGCCAGAGTCAGGTGCCTCAATTGGAGTATTAGCATGCATGATACGCATGTTGTCAACCAACAGTAGATCACCTGGACGAATATTGATAGCAGCACGAACTTCAGGGCATACTAGCATACCACCCTTCCAGTCTTTCTTGCCATCACTGATGACAGTCAGGTTGCTGAAACCTTCGTTCAAAGAACCAGAGTCACGGTGACATGCCATACGCGCATTGCGATCTTTGGTTGTCGTGTTGACTGTGATGGTGGTGAACGTGGTGTCTTCACCAATTAGAAACTTTGGATCCATACTGTCAGCGCGCAACTTCTGACGTGCGTGGCGAACTGGTAGCAGGTCAACAAAAGTTTGGTCTAGTCGACGTGCAAACGGATAGCATTTCTCAAATACTTCGCGGTTATGATCAGTGAATGCAGTAGCACGACCATAAGGTATACGAGGGTAACGACCATAGAACCCAGCAATCCCAGACCAAATAGCAGTAGCATACATAGTATCTGAAATAAATTCTTTGCGTATCTTTGCAACATATTCTTTTGCTTCCCCAAGTGTCATCACTCGCAGTTTAGTCAGTAGAAGTGGAAAGAAGTCAGTGTATGTACCAAACTCTGGTTCGACTTTGGTGCGCAACCAAACACCACCACGATTCTCGTCGTCATCTGGTATGGCGGCAAACTCAGCAAGAGGTTCAGACCCATCAATGTTTGGTGGTTGTCCGTTTTCGAACCAAGTCAGAACATTGATCTGGTACTGCGTGACCCAGTCGCGATTGCCCTGAGACTCTTCGCGTGGTCCCGCTGCCATACCTCTGTTGTTTGATTCAATAGCAGCATCGAACAGACCAGCATATGCACCGTCTTGTTCTTCTTGCGTAAAAATATTTTTGCGGAATTTGAATGCAATTCGATCTTCGTTCAGTCCTTCATCTTCAACGCCAGTAGAGGGCATGTAGAAGTCTGCGTCTTGGTCAACGACAATGTCAAAGTGACTTTCTTCTGGATATTGACCTTTGAGTGCTTCGGAGTCTTCGATGAACAAGGCGACATATACATCTTGCCCCTGATCACCAATGCTCTTTTGCCAAGAGCGACCACCTATTGTTAGTGTTTCCATATTATTTCCTCAAGTAGAATACTATTTTAACCGAAAGGGATTGAGATGTCAATTACAAATCCCACATCGTCAGTCTGCCTTCGTACAGACCCCATCTCTGGTGCTTTGTCTCGAGGATGTTTCCGTTGAAGTACAGAATCTTGATTCCTGCTTCTCTCATCTCATTATATAGTGTTGACAGGTCGTTGTATTTCTCGCGCTTGGGTGTATATGCCTTCTTTCTACTCACAATCATCCCCAGTGGTTAATTGTATTTGCCATAATGAACAAGCAGGTTATGAAATTGACGACGACGATAATAGTCCGTATTATAGCAACCCTGTCAGCGTCACGATCATTATTACCCGTCTTTTCACCGACTGCTTTCGCCCACAAGTTCCATGCGTGTTTCATAGTCTACTTCTTTATCTGAGAGAAATTCTTATTCTTGACAAACTCTATCTTTGCTTCAAACTTGCCATCGAGTATCTCTCCTTTGTGCGAGATAATAAACACGTTCGTGTCATTACCGAGAGTATGAATGATCTTCATAAGGTTGTCGATACCTGCTTCATCCAAAGATGAGTCAAAGGTTTCGTCCAGTATCAATAAGTTGGTACTGATGCTGTTCTTCATCTTGGCAATCTGCCTCCACGTGAACAACAATGCCAAATCGATACGCTGCTTCTCTCCCTCGGAGAATGATGCGTATGAGAATGAATCCCTATGACGGGAACGGATAGTTTCTTCGAACTTTTCATCAAGGTCAAAGTGGACATAGAAGTCGAGAATAGCGAGGTACTGATTCACCAACTTATTGATGACTGGCAGGTACTGCTTGATCACTTTGGTTTTGATTCCGCTGTCTTTCAGCATCTCAAAGATAACAGTGTTGTATGCTGCTTGGTCATTCATGGTGTTACGTTGATCCATCAACCTATACTGCTCTTTTTGCAGAATGTCAAACTCATCATTTGCTGATGCGAGGTCAGATTGACCGTTGCTGAGGGATTCGATATCAGCGCGAGTTTTCTCTATGTTCTTATTGTGTGTCGCGATAGTCTGAAGATTGCCTTGTACATTCGTTAACAGAGATTGAACCTCCTTCATCTTCAACTCGTACTCTATAATAGTACCAGTCACCTCATCACGGGACTTTGCAACCTCTGCACCAGCAGACTGTAACTCTGCTGCTTGCTCTTTTGCTTCTTTCAGTTTACTTTCCTTCAGGAAAACATCGATGTCTTGGTCGCAGGTCTCACAGTGATCATTCACCTCATAGAATTTAGCAGTCTTGACCAGTGCTTTGATCTTTGTATTGAACTCTGACTCGAAACCATTAAGTCGGGCGAGTTGCTTGCGGTGCTCTTCCAATAGTGGAGTTATCTCCAGACTAATATCATTCGCCTTGCTTTGGTTTTCTGTATTGACCCCAACCAGTTTCTCTATTTCCTTGGTGGTATCTGCGATGTCGTTGTCCTTCTGCTTTTTAGCATCATGATTTAACTTGGAAATATCGCGGATGTATTTCTTCTGCGCGTCTGTCTTTGTTTCATTGATCGCTATTGCATGATAGACATTATTGACACGTTCTTTCAGAGTGGCGTTACGTTCTCTCAACAGCATGTTCATCTTCGAGAACACACCAATATCCAGTAGGTCTTCAATCACATCACGACGATTCAGAGCAGACAACTGCATAAATGGTACGAAAGAAGAAGAACCGAGCACAACCACTTGATGGAAGGTCTTGTGGTTCAACTTTAGAATATTAGATTCTAGAACTTTCTGGTATTCTTTGTTGTGAGAGTTTTGGTTGATCATCGTACCGTCAACATAGATCTCGAACTTGACGGGTTTTATGCCACGCACAACCTTGTACTTCTTTGCACCGATGTTGAATTCAACCTCTACCTGCATTGCTTTGTTGTTGATTGAATTGACCAACTGTGCTTTACTTATACTTCGGTGGGACTTACCAAATAAAGCATAAGATATGGCATCAAGCATAGTGGACTTACCAGAACCATTCTGTCCAACTACTAGGGTATGTTCACTTTTATTGAGGGATATCTCTGTCCAATTATCCCCAGTAGAAAGGAAATTTTTATAACGAATCGTTTCAAATATTATCAAGTGTTTTACACCACTTCCTGTATTTGTGCTTCTGACATAAGGTCTAACACTTCAGACTTAATTCTTTCTTTGTCGAGGACAGTCTCTACATTATCAACATAAGCACCGAGCAAAGAAGAGGTGTCTTCTACTTCAAGTCCTTCGTCAGAGACGTTCTCTCCAGTAAACTCAGAGAAGTCCTCTTGTATCTTGAGGTCATATACATCACGTTGCATAATGCGATCAATGAAGCGATCGAACGTGAATGTGTCTGACTTCTTGATGACAACAACCTTTACAAACTGTTTATCAAAACGCGAAGTGTCAAACTCGCCATAGTCATTCTTAGTATCGTCATAATAAACCCGTTGGAACAACGTCAGTGGGTTTCGTACAGGGAGTAGTTCTCTTGTTTCTGTGTCAAGGACGTGAAAGAATTTTTCATCGTGTGCGTCATTCCAGAAGAACTCCATCTGAGAACCAAGGTAGTGGATGTTGCCTTGGTTAGACTTCACATGGTAGTGTCCAGACAACACCAGTTCGAATCTGTGGAGGTTATCGGCAGACATACCATGAGTACAGGGCACACCACGCAGCATGTCAAACCCGTTTAGTTCGAAGTGGCCACCAATCACATCTGCTTTACAGTTGACTAGGAAGTCTAAGCACTCTTTTTCGTTGTCAGGGCAGATCCAAGGAACAAGTCCAACTTTCATGCCATCATAGTCGAGGACAGAACAGTCCTGTACAATGTTGACCTCATTCATATAGTGCCCAAGCAACTCCTTCAGGGAGTTGAGGTTGTTTGTGTTCTTATAATAGGTATCGTGGTTTCCTGGAATTATATCCATGTTTATACCATCAGAACGCAAACGCTCAAGAAACACTTTACGATTGCTGTTGAGTGCCTTGAAGTTTATGAATCGGCGATTCTCATAATAATCCCCGAGATGCAATACGTTTGTGATGTTGTGTTCATTCAGGTATGGGAAGAAAACCTCGTTATAAAAACGTTCCTGAGACTCGATAAATATATCGCTGCTATTACGAATACCACAGTGGGTATCGTTAAGGATTGCGATCTTCATATCTATCCCTCTAAGAAACTAGAAAGGTCAGAGTCTACACGCACTGTGCGCTTTATTGCAGTCTTCTTCTTATATTCCTTTATCTTAGTGTCTTTATTTTTAACCTCATCAATTCGAAGACGAAGGTTGTCGACAAACGATTGTACTGCCTTGGCAACCTGCGGGTCTTCACCAGGATCTACCACGAACTCGTCCAATCCAGACTCAGCAATATAGTTCATCTTGACATCTTGTTGGCGTTGTTCTTTTTTAATTCGACGTAAGAACGCATACCAAGATATCTGGGTGAAATACCCAAATGCATTTGGTTTGCCCTTGCGGGTTGCTGCTTCTATGTCATAGTTCTTACATGCACGAAGGCAGTTCTCAACCGCATCCATTACCATCTCTTCTCGATAGGTGTATCGCACAAAGTTAGACTTATGTGAGAGACCTTCTGCTATCTTAAGAAAACAGGTAGCAACATAGGTGGGCATTTGCGGTGCTTCCTCGCCTGTGCCCTCAGAGTCACGAACAGACTTAACATGGTCTACGACTGCTTGACTGAATTGTGCATTGTTCACATAATGTGGGCGTTCGCTAGGTTTCATACTTGTATTCCATTATTCATACGGTAGAACTCTATTCTACATCAAGTAGTGTGTAATGTCAATCTTCGGTCAATAATTTAGGTGGGGTGGGAGGAAAGGTGAGGACATTCCCATTTGGTGTATTGTGTGGTACTGCCTCTTCAGGAACTTCATCAAGTAGCATCTCTTGTATAGTATCACAGGAACTTGTATATTGCTCAATAACCTTCTTGCTCGGTTTGTTGATGCACACAATAGCGGTTGGGTTGATAGAAACAACAACGTCAAGTGCTGATGGATAAGAAATAAAAGGTCGCAGGATGTAATAAGACTTGTTCAACTGCAACTCGTCATCTTCGTACTCAACAGCAACCATTTCTAGTGCGTGACTGACAACGAATGAATCTTCTGTATCAACTTCGATAGACTGGGCAAGTATCTCTTGTCCTGTCATCAATTTTATCTGTAGTATTTTGTCTTCTTCCAAATTTATTTTACTCATAACACCACCTTGTGTATTTCGAATTTAAACTTTTCCGTATTATACATTTTAACTCTCTCTTCCGAATGCTTTAGGGTGAAATTCTTCTTGGACTCAACTGACAAATCATCAGCAAGGTCGAACAATTTCGTATCCTGTCCATTTTCTGCTTTGCGTAAACCTCTTCCTATTGCCTGCAACACTTTGACCTGCGACTTTGATGGGGAGGCAAATACAATATTGTGCAGATTCTTGATGTTAATTCCCGTGCTAAATGTTCCCATTGAGGCAACAATGATGGCACCTTCACTACGCTCAACAATTCCACGAATTGCTTCTCTGTCAGAAACATCCGTGCCACCATGAACATAGAACACCTGATCATTTTTCTCCTTAATCATTTTATGCAACACTTCACCGTGTTTCTCGACGAACTGGTACAGTACAAGAGTGTTTCCGGTTTGTGTTAAAGCAATGTTGCGTATCAATCTGTTCCTTGGTTCATACCCCACAAGGAAATCTACTTCTTCCTGATATGTCCGATCCTTGTTAAATTTACGCAGCTGCAAAGGATAGTCAAGCATCAGCATGTCTATCTTCAATCGAGCGAGTGTTCCGTTGTCCTGTAGGTCTCTGGTGAACGTCACTCGCTTTGTTGGACCAAAGAGTCCCTCGAGTACCAACTTGTTACACTGGGTTCCATCCAGCGTGCCCGTGGTCCCGAAACGATACTCTGCTTCGCTGCACTTATTCATCATTGTTGCCAAAGATTTTGCCTTAAATAAATGACACTCGTCTCCAAACACACAACCAAAGGCATTAAACCAATCTGGACCAAGGCGATACACTGACTGCCAAGTTGTGACAATGACCCTCTTAGTGGTCTTCTTGTCCTTGCCTGAGTAAATTTTATGTACATCGGTATCTACATCCATGCCATAGTCAGAGAAGTCTTTGTACATCTGCTCCACGAGGGAGGTCGTTGGAACAACGACAAGGACTGCTTTGTCATGTCCATCAAGATACCAACGCATAAGATTATATATAATAAACGACTTACCAGAACCAGTTGGGGATAACAGGATGCAACGCTTATTCGATATGCCATGCGTGATTGCTTCGTACTGATAGTCTCTAGGAGGAAAGGGCATGCCCCACAATGCTTGTGATGCAACCAGTTGTTGGTGGTTTACCTTGTTTCTTGCGGTTGGTAGACCATAGTCGCTATGCTCCATCTGTAAGTGGTAGTGTCTGTCAGCAGCAAACTTACAGAGTTTGACATACAATCCGACATTAAGTTCACTGGTAATGGCATTAAACAATCTAATCTTTCCGTCCCATTGCTTGCGCTTGAAACTCGGCATGAACTTATGTCCAGGAACAAAGAATGAGAAATACTCGGACAACTCCGCTCGTACTCCAGCATCGCACTTCACAACCATCATAGAGTGATTCAGCAATTGGACTGTTAAATTGTTCATAACTACATTGCCTTATTGGATATGTAGTATTTATACTCCCGCTTCGAACTGCTTCCAGCGGATAGAGTTACCGATAGTTTGGTGTCTCCACTTCAACGTGTCCATAATCTCCTTGAGTGCTTCGACCATCGTCTTGTAGTACACAATGGTTGCTTCGCTTTTTTGTATCTCAGGGTCACTGTCATAATAGTATGAAAGGTCACCCTTCATTATCTTTAGACCATTGAATGGGTCGTGTACCCAACCAAGATCAACAATCTCGTCCTGGGACAATTTTCCGTTGTACCACAAGAATTTGTTCTTGAGAAGAATTTGTTGTTTATCTTCTGCACGTTTCATCATAAGTTTTGCTTGTATATAATAACCAAGATACTTGCCGTGTAACTGAGGAGTCTCGCGTGATGCAGAATCAAGGTTATGTCCAATCTCACAATCAGTTACCCACTGGGCAAGAATACCATCTAAATCCATATACTATTCAACTATCTCAAAATAAGAAAATCTAAAACTTGCGGGGAATGTAACATACTCAACTGACTGGTTCTGTGCCTCAAACCGTATTTCTCCGATCGAAACAGGTAGTGCGTCAACATATTTAAACTTTACACTTTTATTGTTATGACTGGTGAGGGCCACAAGAGTGATGTCAGAATAAGTCGGTTGGGTGGAACGTCCGCCTCCAAAGTCGTCGCGACGAGTTATCATTTCACTATTAACACTACGCAACAACCAGTTGTACATCTCTTTATACGAGTTCATGTCTTCGTCGAGCAACACATCCATAGTCAACTCGCTATACTCCATCTGTCCTCCTGGCATTGGTATACCCTGGAGTCTCTTAACAGCTGTCTCTATAGCGGGACAGTTTGCCCCTGGATGTGAGATTCCCTGCACAAAAAATTCTAAGTTTGCGAAGTTCTGACGATCAATAATAACCTTAAATCCTGTTGGTTGGAATAAATTGGTGTTGTTGCTTATACTACTTGTCATTGTTCTTTCCTCGATTAACTCTCTCTATTATATCTATTTAGACTTAAATGTCAACAACGTTTTTAGACGAAAAAATATAGCGGAAAATTTGGAAGCGATTTTACTTTACGTGTTGTTGAAGGTTTTGAGGGCATAAAAAAACCCGCTCCGAAGAGCGGGTCATAAACCTTGTTATTCTTATTTTAGGTTTTTGTCCCAAGGTAGGGAAGGTTAGGACGCCGCGTTCGACGTCCAGGTCTTTCTACCGTACTATAGGATATTATGTAGAAACCATCAGAGCGTCAACTCGGAAGATCCTATAGTACTGGTTGGTCTTAGCAGTTGCTGCGCCCACACCTGAAGTGCCTGTACCAGCAAACGGGTTAGCTGCCATACCATAACGAGTCTTGAACCCGATACGTGGTTGGAAGTCATTCTCGCCAACGGCACGAACCATTTGCAGAGGAACGTATGGGCAGTAGAAGATACCTGCATCATAAGCGTTTGTTCCTTTGTACCCGACAGTAACATAGTCGACAGTAGCATATGGATCGATGTATACACGAATACGACCGTTAATAACACCAGCAAAGGTGTTACCAGTATCGTCTACTTGCAGGTTAGCAGAGATTGCGGGAGCGTAGTCCAGCACGCCAGCAGCAACAAGAGCAGTAGCAACGTCAGAAGAGACGATAGCAACATTTCCTTTACCACGACGAGTTTCTTTCGCGATTGCATTACATTCGCGGTCAAGTTGTACCATCAGACCTTTGAACTTCTCAGCAGACCAACGCCCGTCAGCATCAGTGTCGAGATTGAATACACCGTTAAGTGCGGTGTTAGCAGTGCTAGCACCAGTCTTTGCTTGACTGTTTACAGTACGGATAACTTCACGGTTGATTTCGGCAAGGATTTCAACAGACAAGATGTTAGCAAGTTCTGTTTCAGCGTCAAGACCGTGAATTGCTTTCAGGTCTTGTGCTAGTTCAATGGTGTACTCTGCTTTCAGGGCACGTGACTTTGCTTCAACTGTTGCTTTCTCAATGGTGAAACCCATTTCAGAGAATGCATTACCAGTGTTGCCGAGTGCTTCAGCAGTTGCAGTGGTCATACCACCACCAACAGTTGGACCAGCTCGCTCGTCATCGATACTGGTGTTTACGGTGCCAGTGTCGTCGAGACCGTCAAGACCAGAACCGTCAGCAGTTTGTGTGACAGCAGTGTCGCCAGAGTATGGAGTCACTGCTTCGCCGAACAATGCTTCATCAGTGGCAGTTGCGCCGCCAGCAGTAGTCTTATACTTAGACTTCATTGCAAAGATCAGACCAGTTGGTCCAGTCATTGGTTGAACACCACAGATGTCATATGCCATAAGGTTAGGCATAGCGCGACGAACGAGAGAGATCAATACTGGATCCCACTTAGCAGCAGATGTTGTGACGTTAGCAGCAACTTCAGTCATAAACTGAGACTGTCCACTTTCAGCAATCATAGCGCGTTCTTGGTTCTCAAGAATACAAGCAGTTACATTGCGGCGGTGGCGGTCAGTAATGGCTACAGCTGACTCTTCGTTTAATACTGGTGCCCATTTGGCGACCAGATTTTCGTAGTTAATTTCCATTTTTTAAAACTCCTAGAGTGGTAATTATTATACTTGGTTTACTTTACGGATTGCGTTTAAATATTTCGACATTTGACCAGAAACTTCTTCGGTCACATCATCGCCAGGAACAGAATCTTCGATAACATCTTCTTCTACCACAACACTTTGGGCAAAGAAAGATTCTTTGACAGTGGCAACTTTATATGCGAAAGTTTCAGCATCTTCAAAGTCTACACTTTCAACTAATTTTTCAAACTTTTCTGCTTGAGTTTCAGCAAGGTCGCTTACTGCTTCAGAAACGATAGCGTCTCTTTGCAGAAGTTCAACTGCTTCACTCAGTGCGATTGCTTCTTCAGTAGTTCTATTGAGTGCCTCTTCGAGTTCCTCAACTTGGTCTGCCAAATCGTCAACTAAGTCGACCTTGGTTTCTGGCACGTCGATATAAGACTCAACGAATAATCCTTTCAGATTCTCCATAAAGTTCTCAGCGATCTCGGCGCGCAGTCCATTTTGAACAGCAACTTCGTTCTCTGCCATCCAGTTCTCAACTACATAGTTTAGGTAGGAATCTACTTTCTCAACTAGCTCTTCAGAATGTGATTCACATTCTTCCGAAAGTTTAGTTTCATAAGCATCTTCAATTCGCTCAACTTCTTCAGCGAGTTTTGCATTCAATGCCGCTTCAAAAATGACAGCAGTCTTAATTTTGAACTCTTCGGAAAGAGTTGCTTCAGACTCGACCAGCGCAGTCAATTCTTCAGAGTAGTCAGCAGATTCTTCTGCAAAAACTTCTTCATCAGAAAAGTCAACGTCTTCGCCCATAACAGAACTGTAAGAAGCAGCAAGGTCTTGCTTCTTCATACCGCTCAATTTGCTATACATGGCGTTGATCATTGCACCTTTGGTTTTTGGCATTGGATCACTGTTCTTCTTGTCACCCTTGCGTGCTGGTGCTTGGGAAGTACCATCTGCTGCTTTGTCTACTGACGCAACAGACTGATCTTCAGTGTTCTTATCGGTTTCTTCTACAACTTCGTCATGAAGTTCTATATTGCTTTCTTCATCCATAATGGACTCCTTTTATAAGGTTTCTTTTAGGGAGGAGAGGAAATTTTTGAACTCACGAGTCTGTTCAGCATACGAATATGCCCTTACAGTAGGAGTAACGATTTCAGTCTCTTGTTCTTCACATATTTCTTGAGCCACTAAGATTCCTTTGTTCCAGTACCAGTCAACACCTTCCATAATTCCATTAACGAAAGCGTTTGGTGCTGATGGATCTTGTACAATATCAATTGTACTTAAAACAAAGTCTTCTCCAACATACGAGGCACCGCCACGTTGCTCAAGACTACCCATTCCACGAGTTGAGACACCAAGGTTGACACCACCTGCAAGCAAACCTTTTACAATTTTACCCATCGGAGTATCTAATATTGATGCCTTTCCGACCACATCATTGCCTTCAAAATGAAGGTCAGTGATGAGATGCGAAACTTTGTCGAGGTTGACTGTTGGACCTTCAGGATGGTTCAACTCGCCAACTGCTCGGTTCTTTGAAACTTGCTCTTCGACATACTTGTCCACAGCAGACTTCATAATTTTCTTCGGGTAGATTCTACCGTTCCGATTCTTTTGCTCTGCTTGTGCAAATACACCTTCAATGAAGTAAGACTTTTCGCCTTTCTCGTTTTTCTCGACGATGCAGTTGACATTCTGTTCATTGAATTCAGCGATCAGTTTCATTAAAATAATTCCTTGATTGCAGTCTCTATTGCTTTTACAGCGTCCTTATTAGAACGGAAGGTGTCGAGATGATCACCGTCAATATACGCATCAAAACCTTTCTTGGTCTTATATACAGCACAAACAACTCTGTTGTGTTTCTTGCTGTAGACTAGATCGCCTATCGGTGTTTTATTTCGCAACTCTGTAAAGTATCTCATATTGTTTATTTATACTATCTCTAATCTTCGTCTTCATCAAGGATGTCTTCGATATCCATCTCTATCTCTTCATCAGATTCTTCTTCAACGTCATATTCGAGTTCGTGTTCAACTTCCTCAACGTCGGATTCATCTTCAACTTCGGATTCATCTTCAACGTCGGACTCAAATTCTTCTTCCTCAGTTTCTTCCTCAGTTTCTTCATCATCGGAACCGTCTCTATTATAAACAGCGTCAGCAATGCGAATTTTCTCTTGTTCAAGAGCATCTTCGATCTTACCCGACATGAGATCGGCGAATATCTTGCCCGAGTCTAGTGGTTTATTGCCTTTGATGGCATCTAGCATATTTTCTATGCTTGGTGTAATCACTTCATAATCTACAGTTTCTTCACTCATTATAATCTCCAATAATTTACATGTTTATGATACTCTTCCGAGTATCAGTTTTGCTCTTTTTCATCTGCGTCTGGATCAACATCACCAGATTCTATTTCTGCCTTGATAGTGGTGGCCATCTCTTCCGCTTCTTCTTTGGTGAAGCGGAAAATATTCGTCATTACCCACTCTTTACTCAGGTACTCTCCAACATACTGTGATGCTTGATCGACCAGTTGGAGTCTTTGAGTCATTACTTCAGCGTCTTTCAACTCTGTGTAATGATTATCTTTATAGAACTCGACTCGGATACGGTTGTGAAAGAGTTCTTGCCAATCTGCATCAGTGATGACCCCCTTCAACACTAACTGTTGGCGCAAAATATGATAGAACAACTTGCTGAACCTTGCGCGAAGTCGAGTAATAAACTTCTGGAATTTTATTTCCTCACGGTTTATCTCAGTCGCACGACCCAAGGAGTATGCCTGTTCTTGCTCAAGGCGAGAAACAGGCACGTTCAATGCTTGGTATACTTTGCGTTGGAAATATTTAACATCATCAATTTCGCCAAGGTTTGTACCGCCTGGAAGTGTAGTCACTTCAGTACCGCGGCCTCCTTCACGTCGAGGTAACCAGAAGTCGTCCAGCATAGACATGTGCTTGCGAGAATCTTTCAGTTCGCCTGTCGTTTGATCATACACAAGTTTGTTTCTGTAGCGTGTCATTAGGTTGTTGACATATGCCTCAGACTTACCACGTGGCAAGTTACCAGTATCTACATAGAAAATTCTACGCTCAGGTGCCCTTGCTAATCTGTAGATAATGAGGGAGTCTTCCATCATGCGCAGTTGGTTCATTGGGCGCATTGCTTTGTGTAAGTGGGAGACGACCATTGTCCTCGATTCATCTAACAAACCGGAGGTAACATAACTAACAGAATCGTTACTCAGTCTGACAGAAGTATTCTTCGCATCTATTGTGTGAGATGCTGCGTTCGATTTATCGCCGACAGGTTTCTCATTATAGATATAGAACTCTTCTATCTTGTCTACAACAGATACGCCTGTTGCTGCGTCAACTTTCTTCTTGACGTTCTTGACCTTACGGACTTTGGTGGAGTCGATATAACGAACTTCCTGGATACCATTTTTGAGTTGAGATTTGTCAACAATTAGGTGGTGGTATAACCTACCATCAACATACCAGGAGCGAAAAATGTCGTGTGCTCTTTCGTTGAATGTTAACATGTTCAGTACATGTTGGAACTCTGCGTGTACTTTCTTTTTAATGTTTGCTGAGATTTCAACATTATCGAGGTTTACTTCAACCACGTTTTCGTCATCTGGAATAACAATTGCTTCATTGACGATTTCTTCTATAGCCATGTCCACTTCAGGGTGGGTTGAATTGGCGCGATATTTTCGGATAAGATCTGCTTGATCTTTAAATTTTAGGTCGGCATAGATGTCCATGTATGTGCCAGAGACCAGAGGTGACGAGGTTACATAACCAGTACCATCATCGTCTGTTGGTGGCACAACGCTGCCTGAAGGAATTGATTCAACTGCTTCCTTGTCTTTCTTGGAACGATTTATCTCGAATCCAAACAGTTTAATACCGTTGTCTGCCATTTTCTTTCCTTGTTCGTAATTGCATTATATAGTGATGAAAAGCAGGAGGAGTTTCCTCCCCCTGCTTATACTTAGGACGACTCGCCAACCTTAGTTGGTGTTGTCGTTTGTCCAGTAATCATACTCAATAGTAACGGTGAACTGCTCGATCTCGCCTGCTTGTGAATAATCAAGGTCGATCGCAGATACGTTAGTTGGGAAACAGTTCTTCAAGAAGTAAGTCTTGACTCCTTCACCAAGTTGATTCAGTTGTATGACTTCCATATTGGTAGCATATGTTCCGACACCGTTATTGTTTGCTCTCTCGGCGGAGTTTCCAGCATGAGTATTCATGCCATCCATCCATGCTTCAAAAGCATCACGGACTTCAAACGTTGTGTCGTTATATACAGTCAACTGCCAAGGTTCAAACGTGCGGTCTCCCGCAAGTTTAATGATACGACCACGGAATGGGACTTCCACAGCTGCAATGGTCGATCCAGGCAGTGATGCCGCACGACACATAAAGTTAGTCATTTCTTTCTGTCCACCAGTATATCCTGGATAATTGACATTAACTTCAAACATGTTGGCCCGAGCACCGCCACCTTTCATCTTGCCTTTAAAATCGTCTACTTGTAAAAATGCCATCTTTGTTTCTCCTTAGATGTCTTTTAAGAAAGCGTACCAACAACTTCTTCGAACGCCGACCCGTCGCGGGTAGCAACGAAGTTGAGAGTAATGAAGTTGATTGAGTAAGCAGGTTTAATGAACATAGAAGCGACCATTTCATTTCGTGCAATGACTTCTGATGTATTGTTTCTATTATCACACTGAACGAAGAAATCGCTGATACCTCTTCGTGATTGTATTTCACGCAGAAGAGGTTCTACGATCGCAACAAACTCAGAGCGGGTGAAATCATCATTGAACTCGAACATAAAGTTGCGAGCAGCGATTGCGATAGATTTCTCAATAGCAAGGAACAGACGACGAACGTTAATGCGGTCAAACGCACTTGGTCGTGATTGCTTGGTCTTGTCGCCGAACAACAAGACGCCCCTTCCACTGAACTGTACTATTGGGTTGATCCCAACTTTATACAGAGTGTCACGGTCGCTCTTATTAGGAGTGTACGCCAAATCACTGATGCCAAGGTATTCTCCACGCTGTTCACCAGCAGGCGAGTACCATGGACCATAATTGGCATCAGTAGCAGCAAACAAACCAGCAGTGCTTGAGGCAGCAGGGATGTAGATATAATTATCATTATATTCGTCCCGAACGCGCAGATAGTTGTTATCAACAAACAAGTAGTTGGACGCACTGAAACCGTTACATGTTAAAATGCTGGTGCCCACAGGGTTTGCATTGTTAACAACAGACGTTCGGTCTGGCGAAGTAACAATGACGCAATCCTTACGAATCCCCTCAGCAATGGCCACGAGGTCATTGACTACTGTAATTTGAGACGCGGAAGTCGTCATACCTGGAGCGACCAAAATCTGAACATCAACTGCTTCAGGGTCTTCGAAGTTATCAAATGCAAGGGCAAAATCACCAGTAGTCAGTGCTTGGTGGTCTGCTCCGCCCGTTAACGGATTTGTCACCTTACCGGCGGCCGTAAAGTCGAGTACTGCGACGTCCGTGGCGAAGTCTGATACGCCGGCATTGACAGCTGCTTCTGGTGTCTTTCCCCAGTTAGCTCCTAAGACGCAAGGGGATGCGGTGATGGCAGCTGCGTCGATGACGCCAGCTGTTTTCGTCCAGTCGCCGAAACGAATATAAGATGAACCATTATTGATAGCATCACCTATGTAGTTGTTACCGTTGTCCACAGTCTTTGCACCGTAGGCAACAGAAACATATGGGTAGATTTCAAGTACAGTATTCTTTGTGCCGCTGATCTTGCCACCGTGATCGATAACAACAACATGAACCTCATCATGTACTGTCGAAGTAGATTGCTGTCTTGCCCAAGTAGAAGTTCCTGGGATACCATCAAAACGATTAGCATACGGCCACGAGACCCAGTTATCGAGCGTGGCAGAAGCGGAATCATTTGATCCACTCTCAATAGCAAAAATAGAAACTGACAAAGAGTTTCCTAATGATCCAGGATATTTTCCAACAAACGTTTCGGTTGTCGATATACCTTCCCAAGATTTATCGTTCTCTACCAGAAGGACTCCTCCAGACAAGGTGGAGTTCAGTGCGCTATCTGTAGCATCAGGTTCGCCGGTCTGAGTTATTTGTCGGTTGATTATAAGGTTGGATGAGTATTGAAGGTACTTATCAGCAGAGTAAAAATCAACAGCATTAGTGGGAGACGGAGTTCCGAATACCTCTACGAGTTGTTGTTTATTCTGAATAGAAGTAGGTTCGTTTACTGGACCCCATTGAAATTGACCCACCATTCCTGTTAAAGAAGTTTCTACATTTGGCGCAACACCAGTGAGATCTATTTCTTTAACATCGATTGCGGGGGACATGGAAGTTGTTAGTGCCATTTTTTATTCCTCGTTTCGATCGAAAATTATATGTATCATTATAAGGATGACACCCGCCATCGAGCGTTCAATGCTCTTATTTATAACTATCACGATCTACGAAAGGATCTCCTCATCTCCGTGCAACATGCTCCATGGATCCATTCTCTGTTCGTAAGTAATCTCTTCCACGCCAGTGTTGTCCTGGAAACCAAATGGTGGTACATCTTCTTCAATCTCTCTCATCCTTTGGTCAAACATCATCTTCTTAATATCTATGTCAGTCAACTCTTGAAAGAACGTTGTCGATGTTAGGTATCCAAACATAACAAAGTTCATAACAAGATCATCATGGTTACCAGAGGACGCTTCATATGAAGCACCCTTAACCTCAAATGTAGAGATCTCTAGTATGGTATTTTCATCTACAACTTCAAGTTTATTTGTCTCTAATAGGTCTTTAAATCCAGAACAACCTATTCTCTTTATTCTTCGTGTCATCTCTACACCAATACCACTGGACTTGGTCATTGACTCCATGTGTACGTTTTCATATTCCATCTCATGGTAGATACCATTACAAACAATTGCACCAGCATCGTTTGATTCTATAATAACGTATGCCTCATTGTAGGAATTTGCCCATTTATAAATAATATCTGGAAAGAGCAACGGAGATATAAGATTGTTGCGATAGACAGCGACCTGCTTGAATGGTCTGCTAGTAATATCGATCACGTTAAACGTAGAGAAATCCTGCCCCCTGCCTTTTGCAACATCAACACACATGACGTATTGCGAACCCTTGCGGGTTTCATCATATACAAGTAGATCGCCACCCTCAAGGATCTTCTTGGGACGAGAAGTCTTCAAGTTTAGAAGGGTTTCAGGGTTAATGAGGGTATCTCCAGTTCCAAAGAATGTGTTTCCGAATTCTTGGTCGAACTGTATTTGTGAAGTGTTTGCGATTGTTTCTGCCTTCCACTTCTCGTCCCTTCCAGGAACATCCCACCAGTCAACACGAAATGGTTTGAATTCATTCACGCCTTGTACAGCACCTTCCCATATCTTATGGAAAGGATTACCGATGCCATTAGCAGTGGAAGTCACGATGACCTTTGTATTCTTACCAGAAGATACAACAGGGTATGTTGACGTATAGAACTCAGCTGCTTTCTCGACAAAGGCAAACTCATCCATAAACAGCAGGTTGACCGACTGACCACGAATAGAAGATCCCGAAGTGGCAGCTGCGAATATCTTTGAGTTGTTGCTGAATTCAATGGTGCCTTTGTTCAGACTCTTACATCCAGGTTGTAGAAAGAACGGGAGGTTCTCCAACATAAGGGTAACACGAGAGAGCATTTCTCTCGCAGTAGCACCTTTGTTTGCTACAATAGCGATATTCTTCTCGGGGTGAAATAGAGCATACCATAGAATGTATCCAACAGAGGATATAGACTTACCCGACTGGCGACATGCAAGGATTACGGAGAATCTGTTATTGTTGAAATGATTGAACATTTCTTCTTGATATGGATATAGTTCAAATGGAACCAGACCATCGTTCAAGTTGATCACTTTAAGATATGCTCGAGCAAAGTATGATGGGTCAGACATGCACTTGGCATATTCCCCCACCTTCTCTTTTGTCCAATCTTCTTCTATGCCGTCCCGTTTGATATGTGGGTTAGCGAGATAATTTGTATCTGACTTATTCTTGGTCGTGTCGACTATCTGTGGAATCTTCAATTGTGTCATAATCTGTCGGAATCACATCCTTTTCGCCATTTATATCCTTCAACATACGTTGGAGGTCTGTGGTAGAACCAATGAACACGTTAGTGTCGCCAGAAGATGTTGGTGTGGATGCTCTGTCTACCTTCTCTATATTTTTCTTTTGTTGGTGGAGGTGTAGTAGTTGTCCAGAAACATCAGCAGTATCCTTCATCAGTTTTGCTAGCACTTCATATGCGCGGGGATGCTCAGATGCTTTCGCAACCTCGAGCATTTCCTCTACGCCATCACGACCTTTACAGATCATATCATACAGAGTCTCTCGAGCAAATTCATAATCATTATCTTTGTCTTCTTTATCATCACTCATAACAATCAGATTCCTTTAGCATACAGAGAGTATATAGGGGTTCTCACTGGAATGGGTGTGGGACAAATTCGTCGGTGGCGAGTACGTCAGAAACGATAGTGTGGTCAGAATCACGCGAAACAGGGTTGGGGTTTGTTTCGACCCTCACTGTCTCGGCATAATCAGAATCATTGCCAACTGGACCGTCCATGGCATATAAATCCATATCGATTCGGTTAATGATCGCAGAGTCGTTTGCCTTTGGACCATAGAAGTTTATCTTCATATCAAACTGTAATGTATATACGATGGTTCTCCTTGCCTCAACAACGCCTTCAAAGTCGTCTGTGAATGCGACAGACTGTAAAATGACAGGAACATCTTCAACTATGTCAATGTCAGAGACAGGTTTAACAGAAAGAGTATATTGTGGAGCAAAGTATGGTAGTATCTGCTCGACAACTTGTAGTGCGTCATCATGTTGCTTGGCATACACGCTCAACTCAAAAGAAATAATGTATGGAGTTGGGGTGTGAAACTTTTGTCTAGTTCCTGGTGTCATTCCAGGTCTGGAAACACTATTCATCTTCGGTAACTGACGCTGTGCATCATATTGCATGTTCACTATCTCAAATGACATACGTGGTAGTTTGATAGCAAGTTGCCTTTCGTTATCTTCCCCGTTGTTCATCTCAGCAATCCGCTCGAGAAACTTACGTTGGGGAGCATAAGCCAAAGGCACTTTCATCTGATCGTATGTTGTGCTTCCGTGTTTACGAATAATGTATATGTTGTCAAACATTGCGCCAAATACAGCAACAGACTTTCGTACACGCTCATTATAAAAGTGCTTGCCGAACATTATACGATTCCTCCGAAGGGATTAGTCTCGCTGAAGTCGAGGAATTCAAACGCAGATACGCTGAATGAGTCAACGTTACCACTCGCGCCTCCAGGACTTGCTGGTTGTATCTCCTGCAACTCTTCAACCAGAGTTGGGGTGGCACTAGCACCCGACTCTGTGCCAACGACGGCAATAGAGTTTGTGAATTCTCTGTAGTCTCCCTTGTTGTTGCCAACGTGGGCGAGGCGAAGTATGTTATCAGAGGGTTGCCAGTTCACAACCTCACCAGTTATTATGTGAGTGCTGTGGGTTTGTGTGACAGTCTCGCCTTTAATATATGCAACAGAAGGAGGGTTCATTGTCAACTGCCACTGGTACGCTGTGAAATCTTCTATGTCGTCGATCTCTGGTACGCCTGTCTCAAAATCAGAATTAGTAAATTCAAACAACTCGCAACGCATCTTGAATACAGGTAATTTTCCGAGTTGGTAGAATGGGTTTTCATCTTCAACTTTCATTATCTCGAAAGTCGAACCACTCAAAGGAACATGAATCAAATCACCTTCTCTTGGACGATAGTATTTCTCTTCTGGAGTTTCTTGATACTTTCGTATCTCGTTGTTCCATCTTCGACGAGACATCAATAGGGTTGCTGCGTCTCGAATCTCCACACCAAACTTCGAAAACAGATCTCCGTCTCCGTCAAACCCCTCAAGGTTTTCGAGGTATACCTCAATGCTATATGCATTGGCAAAGCGTGATAGGATTTCATCATTGAATACCATATCACGGGACACTACTTCTCGTGGAAGATAGTAGATGTCGGTGCCATAAAACTTGAGAGACTCTACAATGAGGTCTTCATACAGGTTCTGTTCTGACCGAACGTTGTGCCTAAAATGTCTAGAAGTTGCCATTATTTAACCTACAAAAAACTCGGGTGGGAGTTCTTGTTCCAGTCGCATGCGCTCGCGCAGTTCAGTTATCTCACCCTTTGCTTCTTCAAGAATCTGTCTGCCAGAGATAGTGATACCTCCTGGAAGTTGCATACCCTCAAACTTGCTCATGTTCTGACCCCACTGCTCTTTGATCAAGGAAGTTGTGTAGTCCTTCATAAACATATCATTCCATATAGAACCGTTCACTGCTGGGTCTACAATCTGGTAAACTTCTAATGCGATATGTCCGCCTTCTTTTATCTGTCCGTCGGAAATATCACTGTGGAGGTAGACACGGTTGGACCGCCGAGAGAAATTTATCAGAGGGAGTCCATTTATTTTCATATCAATGAGAGACATAAACTGCTGAACTTGTTCTAGGTATGCCATACCTCCACCCAGTCCACCAGCACCTGTCATATTTTGCATGTCGCTCATCGCAAACTGGTACTGGAATGAAAAGAAGTTCGAACTCTGTACCATGGAGGTGTTAACAGGAAACATTTTGGTTACATACAAGATGCTGCTTGGTATGGTGATATACTTATTCGTTATATCAGCAGAGGTCATCACGTGCTCATAGTATAGACGAATAGTGGCATCATCGTGAAACTCTTGATACACCTGCAATGCATCATCGACTTTATCTTCTATTTGATCTTCGTCGACGTTAATTTCGATAACAGGTTCTCCCAATCTCCTAAGAGAATAATCGATAAGACCTTGTCTCGTTGCTATAACTGCCATTCTTCTCGTCCTTCAGTGTTTAGTTCTATTTATACATCCAGAAAGCACGCAGTTATATATTTTGTCTAATGTCTCGTTCTACAGTTGCCTCATGTGCGGTGTAATTCAGTTGTTCATAGTCAGCACTAAGAGTGCAATTCCTTGGGGTGACAAAGTTGTAGTCATATTTATCCAGTATTGCGCGCATGATCGGTGCATCCATTGCATTGGTTTCTAACCAGTCATTTCTACCTTTCATAACCTCGTGAAATATTCTCCTGTCATTATATAATGATGCAGAAAGGACGTTGTTGTTACTGGATATAGTGCGCGTGTATAATTTGGGTGTAGAGAGTATCATCAAAATATCTTCGATTTCCTCGTATGACAAACCTCTGTACATTTCTATACATGTATCGACAGTTCCTTCAAAATCGTAGTCGACAGAGTTAGTGTATGCGGAACCATACATATCACCTTTATCATAAATGTCAGATTTAATCTTATCTATCATTGAAGACGTATCACTACTATAGTATTTTAAAAATAATACGAGCACGTGCGGTATCAAATCTCTAACAAACATTTCATTACCATTAACCCCATACATAAAAATATCAGGTTTAATTTTTTGCATGTTAAGATGTCTGAATGTAGGGATTATCGACGTCCAGCGACAGGAAGAATCTATCAGATGGGTTAAGCAATCTTTACGGTTCCGTCTTGATTTGTATGTGTATCTGTTTGTGTTAGGAAAGTTGTTTTGTGCAAGTTTGATCAAATCATAATGTTGCTCTGAATCTGCTGTGTCTACAGTATAGAGAAGTTGGAGGTCTTCAGGGAAGAAAACTGATTGCAAGGCAGAGTCTATTCCTTCACTGAGAGAACAGTATCGTAACGGATACTTTTCTTTGATTACTTCTGAGTGGTGCTGCATACATTGGTGTATGTATTCGGTGAGTTCATCAAGGTCTTGCCAGACTTCTTGAGCATGAGAATCTTTGGCATCTTGTATGTAATTATATTGGGGGTTGAATATTGAGATGTGATCATAGTAGGTTGTGCGGGCAGCATCAGAATACTCACGACCATAATCATCCGATTCAACCCATATCCTAGTGTGGTCTATGTCTTCGATCGTCATATAAGGGATGTGGTTGCTTATTTCTGTCCCGTATTTGGTGGATACAAATAGTTTATGGTTCTGAAAATAGTCTACTGATATCTCATAATTATCCTTTGTCAGTTTAACTGCAAAGAAGTTTCCGTTCGCTTCTTTAAAACTAAATTCCTTACAAACTTCTTGTATGTCTCCTTCAATCAGGTAACCGCAATATAGAACAATACAGTCTTCGCCTTCCCAAATTTCAACGTCGGGTTCGCGTATAAAAAACCACCCACCATAATTCTCAGGTTGCAGTTTAGTGAATTTGGATCTATCATTACATATAAAAAATTTCATATCAAAAGTTATATATTGCCTTCTTTGCGCGATCTAAGAGCACACCCCTCCTAAAATCCTCTTTGTAAAAGTCCCATCGCATTAATGGCACGCCTGATGGACTACTGAGACCACTTTCTTCCATAGGTGCTTCATTGATACGATCAATCAACTTTATGACCTTCTTGTCTGTTTTCTTTATGAACCCATATCCATGGTTATGTCCGAGGGTTTCAAAGAAATAATTTCCAGCTGCGTAAATTGCAATGTCTCTTAGTTTAATTTTCTGCTTATAATCAAACCCACAAAGTCGTACTGCGTCCCAGTCTGCAATGACACTAGTCTTGACACTAGTCTCGACTAAATCGTTCGGTTTGTATTTGAAAAGAACCATAAAGAATATTTGGTCATATGCGGTTCCGACGAAGTATTTATCGCATTCCCAGTGGGACAAACTTGAATTCCGTGACATAAACTCCTTGCCGAAATTATCCCACTTTTTGCCGCGAAAATCTATCAAGGGTTTTTATGATGGTGCTGAGAAAGTAAGTCGACTGAGATCGACAACATCGTTTGGTGTGATCGTAAGAGTAAATAACTCAATGTCGCCACCGCCAGATATTGCGCTACATGTACCTCCAAATATCTCTATTCCGCCGCCAGAGAATACTTTGAATGTGTCGATCACCCCGCCAAGTGTAAACGCATCGGGGGAAATGGGGTTATTTACAGCGGTTCCTCCTACTGCTGGTTGAAACGCGATGTCAGAAAAATTTAATTTTGCAACCAAAGAATTTCCTGAGGTAAAGAATCGGACAGAACCGGTGCCTCCATCATTAATCCTCCCACAGACATAGTCCGCAATACCGTTTCGCGCTGTTTCTGATAATGTTACCGCCATTCTATTTCTCCTTAATCAAATTTGCTAACACTTCGGGAAACAACAAGGTTGCCTTCAAGTATTCTTTCTACAATGGTTGCTCCACTAGAGGGGTGGACGTATTCTACTTCCAGATCATACACATAACGCCTGCGCGTCATTGCATCTGTTTGTATATTGGTTAACATGAACTCTAAGACACCACCTGTTGCTGGCGCGACAAGACTCGTTGTGAACGCTAACATCTCGCTATTGTCTGCATCATAACTTCTATTGACATTACCACGGACTGTATATCCAGTTATGTCTCTTGGGGTTCCGTCTGCCAGTAGCATCTTAATTTGCCACTTGGTATCAGACCCTTGGTCTATTTCTAAATCTTCGTACTGTGCCATCTTTGTTCAGTCCTGGGTTTCTTTTCTCTATTTAGTCTCTATCCAAACTACTTGTTCAGGATTTTATTTTTATCGATCTTGTTTCTTTCTCTTTAATCTCAACTTTTTGTAGTTGTTTATCAGATACTACTATTCTTCGAGTGTCTTTCTTCTTGACAGTAATTTGTCTCATACACTAGGCACCTATTATGTTTATCGTTCCTCCTACAGTACCAGAGGCAGTGGAGGGAGTGTTCTCGTTGAATGGTTTGTTAACCTTATTTAGTATTCAGATATTTCCTCGGTCAGCATCTGTGCCATAGATTCACCTCTTTCGTCGGCGTTGAATACAAACGCTATCGTGAAGCGCAGGCAATTTGTTCTAGCACAATGGTACAATAATTTGTCAGTTTCATCATATGTTCCATAATATCCAAACTTGCATTGCCAACCCTTCTTGTCTGGGATAACTACGTGTTCTTGGGTCATTGGGTCTATGTGTTCCCATTGTCCATCACCCTCTGAAGACCATGTAAACAGAACATTATACCCCGCAGCGTTGGCATTATTGTGCCATGAAATAAAACCTCCTGGGGGATACACAGCACACAATGCTCGGTTACGTGCGCCAGACCAAGAAGCAATTTCTTGGGCCGCTTTATCAAATCTAGAGATAATGGAGGTTTTTTCTTCATTGTCATTGTAGTCAAACGAATTGAATTCTGGACATGTACCTTTCAGAATTGCTGGATATCCACCATGTGTGCGCCCTCTTTTTTTTATTCGATTTAAATAGTCAACACTGCACCAATCATCAACAATGTCGTCCGTTAGACAGACTTTATCAAAGTCTATAGATTCAACCAGAGGGATAAATGTATCCAGTATGGTTTTTAAATCAGCATTCAGTATAGGCACGTCGATCATATAGTATCAATCTCAATCTTACTAAGCGATTTTGCTGCGCGTGCAGATAAATGCAACAGGACAGTGTCATCTTTTAAAGGGAAGTCTACCCTGTTAAGGGTGGACCAATGGTTCCACTTTAGTGTGTCTTTAAACGTTTCTATAATAAGAGATGAATACTTGGGTTCTTTATTAACCAACCACCAAAGAGTGAATTGGTCCCATATGGCCAAGTCTTCTGGATACAGTTTATAATCGGGTTGTCCATATTCATTCTTTGGCCACCAATTGCCTGCACGCTGGTCGACATACAAATCATACCAGTCTTGCATGAACTCCATAACAAGTTTGTTCTTGCGATACAGGCAGACTGCCCCAGCAAGTGCGAACTGTCCACCTGGGAACTTGCCGCCCATGAATACGTGGTAGTGGGATTCTTCTAGTGCACAGAACATCAAGTCAGATTCGCCTTGTTCATCAAACACCTTGGCGATGTCCTCATGCAGTATTTCCATATCAGCATCCATGTAGAAAGTTTGATCCCATGGGGTGTTAGCCATGCCCCAGAGTTTAGAGCGATAGTGGTCTTCGCAGATAATAACTTTATCTGCTTGGTCTGCTTTGTGATCGAGAAATCTTTGTTCTGTGACGAGGCAGATCTTTGCTTCTGGGTAGAAGTCTTTTATTCCGTCAAGGAGGTTGCATGCCCAATGATAATAAATTTCATCTGAGGATGCAACTATAAGATAACCTTTAGTCTTTTTGCTCGGTATCATAAGTTACGAATCCAATTCCATTTTTTTCCATAATGATCAGTTGTGCATACATATTCAGTTCGACTATATTCTTCGATCGACGCAACTTGCTTTTAAGGACTTTATTTTTTGTAGAAGAAATATCTTCTAGGGCAAGCATCTTGATCTTGGAGTCAAAGAGTCTTTCCAGTTCCCTCGCATTTTTTTCTGACTCTTCACGAATAGAATGTTCTTCCTTCTCCTTCTCCTTGCGAATCTTTCTTTCTTCAGTATTCTGGTCAATTTTATCAATACCAACACTGTTGATAAGTTCTAAAAAGTCTAAATTCTCGTCGCCTTCCTCGTTAAGTTTTCGAACAGTAAGGACTTGAGTAATTTCCCGATTCGATTCGTCTTGTAATATAAGGATTGCTTCCGCCATATCCTTTTCAGGGTTGTGCCAGAATGCATTGTCTTCCCATCTTCTTGATTTTACTGTCATAATATTCTCCGGTTTTCAATTGTACACTTATATATGCGAATCACTAAAGAGCAATTAGAGATTGTTGGGTTTTATGTCTCAGATACCTTGACGTACAGCGTGTAAGTCTCTAAAGTCCTCATCGCTGCGACAATGGTTTCTCCGGTATACTGGATATTCGATGTCGTATTATACTGTACCACTCTCTGAGATTGATATGTTCCTGTATATGGCGAAGCAGGTGCTTCGTATCTCTCCGAGCGGAATCCATTAAAGTCGGCAGCTCTGGTTCCATTATAAGAACCAGGTTTTGTTCGAAATCCACTATAGTTTCCCTGATAAGTTCTAAAACCATCGAAAGATCTATTGCGTTGTCTGGAACCGCCGTATTGTTCAGTATTAGTAAAGTTCTCGGAATTCGCCGGACTCGAGAATGCCCCTTGAGCATAGTTGAAAAATCTTGTGCCGGCGAAAGAGGTAATGCCATCAGTGTAGGGGGTGTTGACCTGCCTGTAGACTGTTTCATAGGACACGGTATTTACATTAGTTTGCCGAAATCCATTATAAAATGCCCAGACACTTCTGTAGTTTGGTCCAGGGAAATTTGTGAGGCGCGCTCCTGTGTATGGGTGATTGGGATCGATAAATTTTTCTGATTGAGGGGGGGAATTGAAATTCTTCCACTGACCTAGAAATGGTTCGATATTCGATAAAAACTTATGATAGTTGCTGAGATATCCAATAAAGAAACCCGTCCGCCAGGGACCACCGTCAAAAATCCGAACATCCCCCCGTATCGCTGGATTATTATCGCCTCGCTGGGGGTTCATAATCTGCTTCCCGATGCCTCTGAAACTGCCTCTGAAATATCCTGGTCCCACATAATAGCGGCGTCCCTGATAATAGCGGCGACCAAGATATGGCCTACTTCCAGTGTAGTATTTGATTCCGGCGAACGAGCCTTGGACGTTTCTTTGGTACTGTCTGTATTGCTGGGAACTGACATATGTACGGATGAAACTGCTGTCGGAAAAGGTGCCAGCGTCAGGACGCTGGGTGGTCGTGGTGATGTACTGGATGAACCCAGTGGCCACCTGTCCAATGTAGGACCGCTTTGGTCCAGGGAAATTTGCAGAGCGCGATCCCTGATACCTCCTCTGTCCATTGTAGTATCCCGTTCCAACATATTGATGTGAAAAGTTTCTCTGTCCAGTATACGACCCCGAAAAGTTTCTGGATCCAGCATAAGACCCCGCCCAATCTCGCGTACCTTCGAAGCTGTCACGCTCGTATCCTTGAAACGTACCAGGAACGTCCACGAAGCGGACACCCGCATAGTATCCTTCATATGGGGTGTTGTAGGTTACAGGGTTTTGGGGACCATTGTAGGTGGCACTAGTATATTGTATATCTGTGGTCTGCCTGATCCTGTCTTTCATACTACCGCGTGTCTGCCATGTTCCAGTCTCGCCATTGCCCGCAGGGGTTTGCGTAGAAGGCAGAAGCAGCATATCACCTAACGTGGTACTCAATCTAGCTAGGTTGGTGCATGAGGCGTTGAAGAAAGAAAATGCATAATCGTCCATTTCCTCTAAATCAAATGTATCTTTCAAAATCAGGGGTCTTGATCTTTTTAGTAACTCTGGCACGTCATCTGGGTTGTAAAGTTTTCCAGCAGGGGTTTCGGGGTCATTCGCGGTTTTGCGCCAAATCGAGTATTTGTATTTTGGGTCGGATTGGGAGTTCATGAAACCCGAGGACCAGTTTTCCCATGTACCTCCAGTGCCAGCGATATCAGACTCAAATGCCTCCGGATGATTCGGCGAACCATCAGCTTCACCTTCGTTGTAGTTTGATGCTATTCGAAATGAACCGACGGATTCAGTTTCCAAACTCTTTTGGAGCAACCTTGTACCATAGGCAAGGAGATCATCCTCATTCATCACATGGATATCGCCATTATCGTCTAAAGAGACTACATCGGCGGCGAATTCGCCATCCCAATTGAGCACTGCATTATTATGGGGTGTAGTGGTGTTTTGATAGATATTGTCTGTTAGGGTAGCAACTACAAGTGTAGTTCCTGAGTGGTCTCCGGTTTCTGCCGTATAATTTGTATCGGTGGCCGTACCTATAGAAGACATATCACTCTGCTCTAAGTGATTTCCTATGCGATCTATAGACCCATAGTAGTTTTTGGCAACACCATCTTCTGGTGTAACGGGTTGCAATACAACATTCCCCATTTGACTATTCTTGGATGCCCAATCTTCTTTATCCGTGCTGAGTGGATTTAGCGCGAATGGAATAGTGGCACAGGCGGGGATTGTCTTTAAAGTTGGCATTTATAAACCTATGCGTTCAGAGCGACGCCAGCGGCGTTGTAGACAGTGGGAATACGAGCATTCACCTCGTCTATCGCGCCATGCACTGTGTTGGAAGTTATCTCACTACTACTTATACTACCTGCACCAGTGTCTGGCAGGGTGATCATGCCATAAACCTGAAGATTCGTTTGTCCTACATCTTCACCGTTATCAGCGTCATAGAAACGAAGAGCATTGCGACCAGTGGATCCCGAATTGACCTTTAGATGTCCACTAGCATCAGTAAAATTTGCTAACCTCGTCCCATTATTGTCGAGAAGAATTTCTCCTGTGGCAGAGCGTAACGTGATCGATCCGGATGATCTAACCTCGAGCGGACCAGAACTATTCTTTATCCTTGCGCTTGGTCCATTAATGGTAAATTCTGCAGTGGAATTGATAAGGTCGTTATTTTCATCGAGAGCGGTGACATCAACTACCTTAAAACTGTAGATTGTATTTTCGTTGACGTCTGTCAAGATAACTAAACCTTCATCCTGGCCAGCACCCGTACCAAGGGGCGAAAGATATATGTTTCCTCCTCCCTTCAAGGTAGTATGTGTGGGAGTGATGACCTTATGATGGTTGGTGGTGGTGCTCAGGGTGGTTGTGACAACACCAGCGCCAACGCCATCAAACAGTGGGCCGGCATTGCGTAATTCAAAGTCTCCGCTTTGTGATTCAATGTGTATATCACCTGTGGAGGTCATCGTGTAATTTCCAATGACATCCAATACATTAGATCCACCAAGGGTGTAAGTAAAACGGTTGACCGGAGCATCATCTACTGTGCTACCATCCCTAAGAACAACAGTATTGTCATCAGTATCAAAAATTATGCTGCCAGTAGCATCAACGAGGAAGTCTCCTGTGGGTGAGAAGGAAGTATCACCGTTTGACGTTGAGGTGAGTGGACCTGTGGTGTCGATTCTACCCTGACTCGCATCAAATACTGCTTCGATTTCATTGATGGCACCCACAACATTACTTGAGTTAGTGGTTGTCATAGTAGAAAAGGTGCCGCCGCCTTGTCCATGTAGGTCTTCATCAAGTTCCCGTATTGCATCAATAAGGGTGTACGCAGTTGTTGTTAGTCCGTATACTTTCTCAAAGGTAGAACCTTCTTGAAATGGACCAATCGCAGAGTCAAGATAGGATAAGTCGGAGTCGAGTTGCATTCTTCCATCATTTAGTTTATTGACTAATTGTTGGAAAGTGTCTGTTGTTTGATAAACAGGTTGTGGTATTGGTTGCCATAGAATTGATGCCATTTTATTTTCCTATCATCCCTTGTATAAGTTTTTTTAGTTCCGAGATCTCACTTCTTAAAGAAGAGACATCATTTTCTAATTTGTCTTGCACATTCTTTCGTTTTAGATAATTTTCTCTAGTTGCTCTGGCAATGGAAATCTCTTGTTCGTTTGTATTTATAATAGTTCCTGTTTCTATGTCCTTATACCAACCAGAATGTCCCTCAACTTTTATGTATCTGCTGGACATTATATTAGAGCAATGGCACGAATAGAGTTTATCACAGGGGACTCACAGGTGTTTGTGGTACGCAGTACAACCTTTACTTGGAAGGTGACGAAGTCATCTAAGTCTGCTGAGGTCGAAGTTTGTCCAATTCCAGCAAGGTATCGGTACTCAGCAAACGTCATCTGCTCCACTTCTGCATTCCGCAATGCAGAAGGTGGTGTGTTCTGACTAGGAAGTAGAACCCAATCTCTTTCATACAGGTTATCATCTAATTCTGTCCCAACTCTATAATATAGATCTAAATCTGCGGCAGGTGGTTTGTAAGCATCAACCAGTATACGCAGACCTTTCGCTGCTTGCTTCAAAGTGACAACCTTTGTTATGTGCTTCGATGCAGATGTGCCTGATAATGGGGCAGTCTCAGGAACAAAGTTTGCTGGTTTGTTGCGACCGCCAAGAGCAGTATCTGCATTGTCGATATCGGCAAGGACTTGGTTATCTACGACGTTGTTGACTAGAAGCATATTTATTGACTGCATATCTATCATCGGAGAAACGTCAGAAACATATCCAGATGCAGTCTGTGCTGGGGTGGGGTCTCCAAATGTCGATGTTTGTGTAGAAGAAAACTCCGCGCTGATCACAATGGAGGCCGCAGAGTCGTTGAGGGGTGCGATACTGTACCATTCTTGATTCAAGTTTCCAACATACTTCGGGGTATCGAAAAACAGGTTTGTTCCATTTTGCATAATAGTGTCGCTGGGGTCTTCAGTAAAGCGCAGGTCTTGGGATCCACTTAGTGCACCATTTGAGTGACTGAAACCGCTAATAAAGTTAGAAGTATACTTTATTGTAGTTTCTTCCACCAGCAAGTCTTGATAGTTCAATACTGCAACATCAATCGGGAAACCTCTATTGGTCTCTAATGATGTTGAACCGAAGGTGCCAGATTGGGCGTCGAACGCAGAATCAAGTGTAACATAGTATCCATTAACGTCCGGATCTTCAACTACATTAGTAGAATTTATTATAGAACGACCCAATACACCATAATATTTTGATGCATCACCTTCGAGGTTATCAGCAAAATTGGGGAGACCTTCCATACCAACCTTGTCACCTACACCAAGACCATGACCTTGGTGGGATACACGGAAGCGGTTTAGGTTACTAGTGTCGACAGAAAGACTTGTATCGTAGTTGTGGCGATGTTTCTCAATTGGGTTGCTGTAGAAGTTTGCTCTACCCTCAGATTTGAACTTTGCAGTGTAGATACGATATGCCATATCTTGATTCTGCTTTGGAGTCCATGTGGAACCATTCTGTGAAAGGAACAAAGAACCATTCGCTGGTTGCTTGTTCACACGTTTTGAAGTAGAACCCAAAATCAAATCATATGTAGAAGCGACATATGCTTCATAGTTGTCTGTTTCGGCCAATAGTACGAATGCATACTCATCACCAGAACGCAGATAGACTGGTTCTTTGAATTCAAAGGTGACTGGGTGTTCCAGTGGGCCGCCTTGATTTTTAGCGAGAGTTTGCGTTTGTCCATTGATAGCACTCCAGCACTCATCAGCAGTTTTATAGACACTGTGCTGTTCGCTGACGATCTCGCGGTCTGGGACACCTGCAATGACAGGGCGTAATTGGAGTTGAAGAGGTATCGATAAGTCTTGTCCTCCATTTGTGGCAGTCCTTGGTGCCTTATGTAAGAAGATGTCTATCTTCGTCACAAATACACCAGGAACACCTTCTCCACCGTCCACCGTGAACGTCTGGGCCAGTGGGTCTCTTGGTACCCATCTAACCCAGTCGTTATTAGTCGTGGTGACGCTACCAGTGACGTCAGCTTCACCAAAAACGTTCTTGTAGGAGATTGTGCGAGTGGTAAGGAAGGATGATTGCATAACGTTCACACTTCCCGTGGATGTAAAAGTTGTGCGCGCAAGCGAGAGTGCATCAGATTCATTGTTAACAGATATATCAAGAAGTTTAATTGGTGCTGTGCCGCAACGGAATTTCCATCCATTCGCATTCATAGCAGCTGCTGAATTCGCGCCATAGGTACTGGCATATCTTTTTTGATTATTCTGCCATTTCTGCCATTCCTGCTGTGTGTTGAACTGGGTGGAATTAGGAACTGAAACTCGAGCAGTGTTCGGGATCCATAACTGGAAATACAATTCGCCGTTTGCGTCGGTTATCAGTTTTTGGTTGGCGTTGATTCCAGACGTAATAGTACCTGGACATCGAACCATATTTACGTTTGTGGGTGCTAGTGCGGTCCTATGTTTTCCAGCCAATAGTGCAGACGCGTGTGCTGTCTTACCGAGGTCGATACACCACTGTGACATATTTATGCCACGCATAAATGGCCAGTAACGGGTATTTGGACGCAGACCTTCTGCAGATGCGAATACTCTCTTTTGACGCATAAATGGGATAGAGAGTACCGCGACTCTCCTCTCTCCGGTCTTGATAGTGGATGACTGGCTGGAGACGAATTCGTTCTCGACTGCTTGCGAAAGAGTAGCTACGCCAACGACGGTTTGAGTTCTCATGGTCTGTTCTTCGAACACCCCATGCCTACCTCTGGGTATGCGGCGGCCACGCGCGAGGATCCAGGTGCGCGTTGCTGTGCGGGTCATGGTAATCGTCCTTGGTACCAGTTTTTCTCCGATTTGCTTATAGATTGGCGAGGCATTTGTGTGCAGATCTGGTAGTCGGCGTTGGTCGAACCATGTGTCGGATGCTGGGCGCAGGCGCAGCATGCCTTCTCCTAGAAATACATTGAATGGGTTGACATTATAATAACCATGCTCCTCAGCATCATCTCCACTTTTCCAAGAAATCATTTCTTGTTTCATAGAGGGGTCGCACACATGATCGTATTCAAGTAGAAGGTTTTCTGTTTTGACAACTAGTCCAGAATTACTTGGCAGTCCAGATACCCCAGCACCACGAATCCCTATTTTGTCTCCGGCGACGTCATATTGGAACCCAATGCTCTCTAGTGCTAACTTTCCGTGGACTGTATTAGTGTCCTCATCATAGGAAGAAGTTGCAAAAGAAGGATCATCGAGGAAGTCATTGCCTATTGTTGATGCTGTCAGAGCCATGCCTTTCGCAAAGTCATCTACAAAGAGACCTGTCTTCGACCGTAAAGTTCCATCTGGTGCGAGTTCAACAAGGTTGCTTGCTTCATTTTCTAGGGCATTCAGAGATGTAGTCTCTTCAACCCTGGAAACTCTTCGTGAAATTGCCTCTATGTCGCTCATCTGATATCCGCGATATTCTCGACGGTTAAACATAATGTCAGTGGCACCTTTCGTGTTTCCAGGAAGTAAGATATCAAACAAGACCATCTGGTTTTGCACCTCTCCTGGAGATACTACATTCTGGGATTCCTCCCCTTGGTTGATAACTATCTGAGGTTTAAAGGACTCATCATATGTCAATGCAACGTGGTCTACACGAGAGTTGTAGAATTCCACGTCATACTCGATAAGGCCACCGTCTCGAGGAATTTCGAGAGTCGAACCTAAGAGCGCACTGGTGAGGTTTTTGCTCTTAGTGCCACGGAAGTCTATACAGTCATGCAGTTGAAAAAATTCTCCGGTGGATTTTGATGTAAATGATGGTATGTCTGCATAAGCAAATTCATCATCGAGGACATAAGAATTGGCAGAGAAATAATCTCCGGTTGCACTGTGTGTAAAGTATGCAACTTTCGCATAAATAACCAGAACATGATCCTGGACACCATCTGCCTTTATCTGGATTGGGCCATAGAAGTTGTCTCTCTGTCCACCGTCAAAAGTCAACTGGTGCGTCACTTCTGGTCCCATAAAGGACTCGTATGTATCATGCTCTTCGCTGGTCGGTCCAAAACCACTGTTATCTATCCAATCTGGGTGGCCGGAGATCCAAATGCCGCGTTCGCGTGCTTTCACCAACTCTATTCCATCAAAGAGGGTTGAATAACCAGCGATCTCAGCCTTGAATGTATCTTCGCCAGCAGTGCGGGTGAATGGGGCCCATGCCTCTGTATATGTTTTTGTTTTTGGGGAGAGTCCAGTTTCTCCGCTTTTCTCTACATAGTATATTATCTGGCATATATCAGTAGCAACTACACCATTCGCAGAAGGGACAGTTATTATCACATTGTTGGCGGCACTTGTGTCGATGTCAGCAAACGGTATATCAATGACGGCACTCGTGGTGTTGTTAATTATGATCCAGTTTGCTGTATCGATAAAGGATTCGCCACTGAAACATGTTAGTGTCAGTTTAAGAATTGCGTTGGCATCTGCGTCGGTGCCTGCTACAATTTCCTGTTGTGCCATGCGTTGCACAGGTATCTTTGTCGGAATCAATGATTTGACACGACCACCAGGAACTCGGAACAAACTGGTGTTTATTTGGGGTTCGGTGATATACAGATTACCATTGTGTCCCAGCGAGTTGCCGCCAAGATTAGTTGGGATAATCCCGTCAAGAGGGGTGTCGAGGTGCATCAAAGCGTTCAGCGAAGACACCGAACCGTCGCCTGTGCTCGATCGAAGTTTCCTTACCAGACGGAAATTCTTACCAGGATCCATAGATATATCTTTCAGGTATACACGGTAAGCATCTGAGTCTAACCTTCCTGTAGAAACGAGGGTCTTCAGGTGGGCAGTACCAACAACATTGCCGCCGAGACCATCAACACCATCAGAATCGATCAAGTCTATGGAATGATTCACCGAATATCTAGAACCTGGGGCGTCCGTTGCGTTTCCAAAATCAAGTTGTGATAAGTTTATATCTCTAGTGTCATAACCCAAAGATATATAGTTTTTATAACCAACCTCCAGTTTCTGGGCCTGCTCTGCTACATAGGTGAGAGGTTTTGGAATTACAAACTGAGCAGGGATTTGATGTTGGAGACGATATCCGTCAAGGAAGGCAATCGGAGCAACCCCATTTTGTACAGCTGGCACTTCATACAGTAAACTATTAATGTCGTCTGCATCATTGAACTGTATATCGAAGTCATTGACAATAAAGTTTCCGTGGGTATCAAAGTGGCGTTTTGCCATACGACTTTCGTTCTGATTGAAGTTGTCAGTTCCTTCTTTGATCTGTATAATCTTAGAAGCACGAACAGTAGCGAATGTAACGAAGTCTTCTTCATCGGGAACAGATTCACGCGTGGCCAAGATCATCCTAATACGGTAACGATCTGCACCTGGACTAGAAAGGTTGGGGCGTGTGCCTTGATTATCATATAGTGCATCATCGTCAGCAGTTGTGACTATATCTTGTTTAACTTGGAAACCGACTTGAGCGTCGGCGTAATTGGTGAACTTAGAGATTGCAATCGTTTGTTTAGAAACATGAACGAAGTGACCTTGTGTATAGAAATCAGCACGTTGCATAGAAAAGAGGACGCCTTTACCTGTAGATTGGGTACTACTCGGAGCAGGTTGTGTTCTCACATAAACCGAAGCCAGAAGACCAGCACCGCTGTGCGATATATTTGTCAATTTCTCTTGATCGTTGAATGTTAAAAAAGAAGTCTGCACATCACTATTGGTGACTTCTTGTCCAGCAGAAAGATAACGTCCATACAACGCTTTCGCGTTTAAATTTGCGTCTATGTCGGGAGCAGGTTCAATATGTGATACTTGAAAAACAAGTCCACCTGTTCCTATTCCTGCTTCTCCCCTAAACACAGCACCAATGTAATCTTCATCGGGAACAAATAACCGCTCAACAATAACATAATCCACTATGTCGGTGCCTGCGCCCGATGACTTCGGCGAAACAGCAGCACCGTCCATGAAGAGGTTGTTTGCCATACGAGTTATCTGTCTTTGCAGAATAGTCTGTAATTGGTTTAACTCTCTTCCTTGAAGTGCACGTCCAGAATTGAAGAGGATTTTGTGATAACCTGCGCTATCCAAAAAGTCGTCTTTATATGTTCCTGAAAATGTTGATCCTGTAAACTGGTTTGCCATTCTTAATTTCCTTTAGAGGTCAATTACAACCTTGATATCTTCTGTTTGATCTGCATCGCGAGAAACTGCTGTTCTATTATCTATGTATAATATCTCTCCGGAGAAATTATCAACCTCAGCAGGGCGCAGTATTGGCATATCGTTGACTGCGTTAGCAATCGTGGTTGCGCTTCCACCGCCACCAGACACCGTCACGTCTGAGTTGCTGTCGAATGGCATATATCCAGTTTCTCTTGTTTGATGAACATACAAGATACCGTTTCCATCGTAATAGTCTATGGTTGCGTTAACGGATGGACTACTAACTTGACTGACAGACTGGTCACCAGTTATATTTATGGCATTCAGGGTGGTAGTAGTAACATGTAGTGCTTTAGATGCTCGCAGAGTTGATGCTCTAGCATAAGAGTCTTCACCCGTTAGAGGAAAACTACCATACTGAGCAGAATCTCTATGTGGGTTGCGTATTATACCAATCTGGCGGAAGTCATTTGTGGTTGGGAAATCTTCATTCTCACTGCCAGTGAGTTGAGTGGTGAACATAAGGGCAGTTGAATTTAAGTCAATGATTGGGTTGCCACCCATGCCAGAGTCATGAGAAACGATTGCGCGCAATACTGCACCACTTCCACCCCCACCGCTGACGAATATAGATGCGTCGGTGTAATTTTGACCGAAAGTAAAGGCAGTATCTACGAAAGCGTTTTTCATAATAACATCAGATATTCCTCCGTCATTAATCTTGGCGGCGGCAATAGCTCCCGTGGCGACGGGGTGTCCGTCCTTGCTGAGGTTCGTGGTCCCTTTGGCGATAACACCTTTGCGTGGGACACCTTTTATAGTTATGGTGGGTGGCGATACATAATCCCGTCCAGGATTATCTATTGCAATTCCTATTAGTTGTCCAGGTATTGCTCCTGCCTGAATCGATCTTTGGTTTAGTCGGGATATAGATAGGTCGTCGGCACTCGGGCCGCCATAGGCGAGATCAACAATGCGCTCTACTGGCATATATGCTGATGTTAAAAACTTTCGAGATAACTCTGCACCAATATTGTACATGTACTTCCAAAAGTATCCATCATCACCTGCGGGAAACACCCCATCTGCTGTGTTAGTTGGTTTATATAAAGATGGACGGGCAACACCAGAGACAGTCTTGCCTTGTTGCACACAAATGAAGACATTGTTTTCGTCAGTTAGAACATAGTAGGGGTTAGGAATAATACTATTGCCAGTTGTGGCACCTATAGTTGTATTAGAGTTATACTGCGTAGACCATGCCTCATAGAAGTTACCAGAATTCCAAGAGTGTCTCGGAACAACATATGACACATCGGTAATTAGTTTCATTGCCTGTATGCTTGAACGAAATTTCAATTCTTCATCCGCAGCAGAAGTCGGTGTGGGTGGATCTGCTTCATCAGGCCATTCGCTACAACGTCCAATGGCCAGAAAGTGGCGGTCAGAATCCGTATTTACTTCAATGCCAATGTTCTGTGTTCTGTCGAATACTTTCTTCAACATCTCACGTTTTATTCTATCGGTAATTGTCGCTGTCATTATTATAGTGTCCTTAATTTCTATCTATGTGTTTATTTATACGCATCCAGGGTGTTTATTTCTAAAGAGGATAAGTTATATAACTTATCTCTTATAGTTAATACACTACCCAATCATCTACGGGATTGTAGTGATCATATCCCGTTCCACCAGACCATTTATATCTAACCCAGAGATCGCCTTCTTTAATATATTTCGCACTACCCCCGACAATATTCGATGTCGGTACACCATTGCTGTATGTCCACTCCTGGGCAAGCTTTGCGCGTTTCACATTCTCTCCACCAAATCCATCGTTATCATACCTCCAATGCTTGTCCGATATCATCATCCCAGTTTCGGTGTTAAAAACTTCTTCGCTGTATATACCCAATTTTTCGTCGTCGGTAATTGCGGAGCCGTCTTTTGCGACCACGGTTGTCGGATCTATATAAAACTCCCTCAATCTAAGCACACTCTCTGCATTTACAACATCATAATACTCTTTTTTGGTTTGAACGCCGAAGTAATCAGTATAGTTCCGCGTGCTTCGTTTTCCGTTGAGATATAAACTAGAGGAAATTACTCCTTCACTATAATGAAACTCAATCATGGTCGCTTCAGGCGCAGCCAGACCAAGTGCCTCGGTTGTGTATGCGGGGGTGCCGTCGGTAACAACAACCCACAATTCAATTATCCAACTGAAGTCGCCTGGAATCTCTTCTAAGATGTCTAGTGTCTTAGTAGTGGTGGTGGTGATCTCGTTACTAATCTTGCCTTCTAACCCGTTATATTCGACAGATGTCGCAGTGTAAACACCAGCTGGGAGAGATATGGTTGCTCCAGGGTCTATAGTTGCACTGCCACTAACCAGTGGTTGCCCATCTTTGAAGATACGATAACCTGCTGTTTCCCAGTGGTTTTCTCCAGGAATCAATTGTATTTGTCCGATGATGGTTGGATGTTCCCGAAGGTGTGGGGCATCAGGTTTGCGCACGACCACAACATAAGCGTCTGTCAGATTCTGGTGGCGGAGGTCACCAGAACTGGGGTTGAATTTGGTATCGTCCATGTAGTTGGGTCTATTGCTAGCGTCACGGTCTTGTTCTGCTAAGATACGAGAATCGAGAAGCGTAAGAGGTTTTCCTGCCTCTACACCATACACCTTGGTAGTGTACTTTCCTCGTTCAATCCCTTTAAAGGATGTTGGTGTTTTACTAGAATATCCAATAACTTCTGACTCAAAAACTAGATCACCACTTTCTGGAAAATTAGCAGTAGACAAAACCGTAATGTCATCGTCTGACCGACCTGTTGGAATAGTGGGGCGGGTGACCGCTTTGCTCTCGAGATCAAAGTTGCTAACAAGACAAACCTTTGTTCCGTCAGGACTACCTTTGGCATCTTGGTCGTAAGGTTCAGAAACATCTCCAGTGCCAGAAGGATATACTATTTTAGAATATCCATGGGACATTTCCCAGTGACCCCCTGTCCTTAGATCTAAAATCGTCCCGCGTGATACTATCCACCTTCCACTATGACCACATGGTCCTGGGTCAGAGGTTCTTGCGTTGGCCAATTTGTTCATATCACTTGGATAACTTTCATTCCATTTACGTCCTTGTGCCTGAGAGTTTCCTACCACGTGGTAGGATCCATCACCATTCCAGGATTGATGTCCTGCTTGAATGAAAATCGTGCCGGTGCGCATATTTGTACCATCAAGGTCGGAGTGAGTTCGACTGGGAGTGAATGGTTTTCCTTGGTCTACACCTCTCAATTTGTTCCTCATAATGACGACGGGGTGGTTTCGGCTGGGGAGAGGACGACTTCCTGTACCATCACCAAATCTGACAGGTTGTGAGGTTGAATCTGGAAGAATTTCCATAAGCACAGAAACCCTTTCCTGTCCAGGAATCGAGAGATAGTCGCCGGAACTCTGCTGTTCGCTTGAGCGGTAACGCTGGACACCATATAAGTATGTATCATCACTATTAGTCTCGCCCAGTTCCTCAACACCATAAGATATGGTGGTAAGTTCTCCAGTCTCTACAACAAACCGTTTAACTTCCAATCCTGATGGAGCAGTAGTCTTATACACGTCCTCTCCGTTTCCAGTGCGATGCACAAAGAAGAGCGTGTTGCTAAGGTTCGCCCAGCGTGGGGCCATGCCGGAGTCTATTCGAAACTCCTTGTCTAATTCGAGGTCAATAATCCAAATTTCGATGCTGGCCTTGCCACCAGCGGCGGAATAGTTATCAGAACCTGGGCCAGTTGTCCAACGTTCGATACATATATATCTTCCATCAGGACTCCAACACTGAGTGTTGTGGTAGTTTATGTAGTCTCGTATAGATTTATCTTTTGTCAGTCTCCATAAAGTATTAGGCGTGCCATCTAGAGTCGCGCGACTTGTATCTGGGTCTGTAAATTCTGTTCTGAAATATCGCCCTGCAGGTATCGGGGAGGGGAGATCTCTTAGATAATTTGGATAATGCACATAGTCTATACTAGTATCTCTGTCCCCGCCTTCTTGGTTGTTTATAAGATAAACACCATGGTATGTTGCTAAGAACAAATCAGGACTATTAGTTTCTACATTATATGTGTCAGAGAATGATGTGCCACCCTCAGCGTCGGTCAGGGGTATCAGGGTAAGTGCCGATTGGTTTGTAGATGATACAAGAGAAGACCCACCAACAGGTCTTATTCCTGCGTAACATTTTAATACGCCTTGATCTAGATCCATTCGTAAGCGTAAAGAAGTTCCGTCAACATGTGGGTATGCTGCGCTGATGCCGACAAGATTCAAGTCTTCGCTTTGTTGTCCAACCTCAAAAAGAGCAAGGAAGGAGTCTGTGCCACTAGCACCAGAATACCACACGAAACTTAAACCAAACGCAGTGGTGTTGATATTAACGCAGACTATGGGTCCAGCAGAGTTTCTATGGTCACCAGACCACTCTGCTTGTGCAGATAAATTAGCATTTAAAGTATCTTTGTAAGCAACTGCCCTAGATGTTCCTATCTGCGAGGGTGTTGGGATTGTCCAGTTTGTTCGTTCCCTGTAACTAGCATCTGGATCGCCATTCACGCCTTCTACTGTTATGGCGTCCCAGTGGGAGGAAAGTTGATGCGCGGAAGAATAAAGAGTTAGATTTCCTTTCACATTTCCGCTTAATATCAAACCCTTGCTAGTATTGCCATCTCTTCCCACAGGAGTTACGTCGGTTGGCCAGAAGTTCCAGATGTCAGCAAGTTCCCCCTCTCCAAAGTTTCCAGCAGCAAAGAATTCCTGGTTTGCCGACTGCACGTGGACTGTTGGTTGTCCCCCAATATCTCGATCAGGCAAAGTATTCACCGCCTTATATGGACCAAAGTCGTTAAGTCCAGTGGATCCAGGTTGGAATGCTATGTTATTCGAGGATGTGTTAAATGTATTTCCGGTGATTTGGAAATTATATCCTCTGATCGGAAGCGTGTTTAACGTTACAAACACGGGGAAGTAATTGTTCCTGCTTGCGTTTTGGTTTATGCCGCCGAAAGCAATATTGAATGTGTTGTCCTTGATGGTGATATTTTTAGGACGTTGCGGCACAGTAGCGAGTCCGTGTTGAAATCCGCCACGAGGAGACACATTATATTCTTTGGATTCATCGGTGAAAATACCTATTAACTCGAGACGAGAAGTATCTGTTCCAGAAGTAAATGTGCTATTTTTGATCTCGATATTTTGCGCATCATTCCTGATAGATATACACATCCTACCAGGATTAGTAACAACAGCTCCTTCAATCAGTACGTTTCGTGAATCGTTTATGCCAAAGGCTCCTCCGTAATTCTGAGAAGCATCATCGTTAATACTTTGATGATTTCTTATAGTGACATCTCTAGCATAGTGCCCGACAGAAATTCCAACTTGGTTATTATCGTGGGTAATATTTCCTTCTAGTGAGATACTAGTTCCGGAAGTAATGTCGAACCCGTTCTCTGCACAAGAAAAACATATATTATTCAGTGCTCTGTGATTATCCCCGATATCATCCGTGCGCCCGAGTCCATCATTGAATACATCGTCTACATATTCGCTATTGGCGTGATAGAAAATTCCATCATTATTTCTTGTTCTACCCACTATATTATTCTGAACCAGAGTATTGCTTATTGGATATGAATAGTTCGAATTAGGCCAGTTTCCATTGCTGCCCATCAACCCTATACCACCATTCTGGGTATCTAATATTACACAATCTTGGACTATGTATCGAGATCCTTGGGATAAAATTACGCCAGTTCTGGTTTCTCTGATGAAACAATTCTGAATCGTTATATCGTTACACCAATCCTCAACTTGTATGAGATCATCGTCTATATCACGAACGACACCAGCACCGGCGGTTCGAATACCTGGACCAGCAGCATGCGATAGCGATAGACCGTCAAAGGTCATATGCTTAATACGTTTCAAACTGAAGATCATGTTTTCCGAATATTCTAGGTGATGGGCGGTGTCGCCCAATAGGACATCGTCGACCTTGGGTTTGTAGTAGAGTTTGGTCGAGTCTTTCCACCATTCTCCCTCTAAAAGACTATCAGCGGCGAGTCCTGGAAGTAGTCTTCCTAATCCAACTACTCCGTCATCCGTCCATTTTGTGTATGTACAACCATACAGTTGGGTTGATGTAAAATCTGGGAATGGATTAGCGACTTCCCAAACATCAGTGTATGTTAAGGATTCATACCAACCCGTCAGGTGGAGACTGCCTACGATATATGCATTGGTATACTGAGTTGTTGGGCGATCTGGATCATTTCGCGTGTGTGCCTGAGAATCTGGATCACCCGAAAGAATTATTGGATTCAGTGCTGTGCCTGTTTTATTACTGACATAAAGATAATCAGTACTGGGGCGGTCGTGAACACGATATGGGTTCGATGGTCCATTATCAATGAGGACTGTGGTATATCCAGGAACCAGCGAGCGCATGGCATGGTCGATGGTGGCGTAAGGAGCCACGCTGGTTCCTGGATTAGTATCGTCGCCCGTAAGATTATCAACGTACAACGTGCCCAGCATTACTGCCTGTGTTCCAGAAACTGTTGGTGCAACAGTTTGAAGATCTCCAGTAGAATAAACTCCTTGAAAGTTTCCCCCATATATTGGTGAGTTGGTTTGAGGGTGTAGGATGTTATAGTACCAAACATCTTCATCGAGTAAGTTGATTGTGTTGGACATATCAGGTCCACGTGTTGGTCCACCGTCAACAGATTCTTCATCCAGTGTTCGGGCATTGACATCATCAGCGCGAGCGAGGTTGTTATACTGCGTGTGCCAGTTTTCTACTGAATAAATATCCATTTGGTCATTTACCCTAGTCAGTATTCTATAACCGTTTGGTCCTGGTCCGATCTCGAGATAAGAAGTAGTGTGTAACCCATACCCTCCTTGTTTGAGCATTACACGGGCCATCTCTTGTATAAGGAGTGGTGGTGGTGGTTGGATTGTAGCATTGGGCATCGACCCCAACCCAAGACTGATCTGCCATATCACCCCAGTGTCTAGGTCTTTCTTCTTCGGATAAACATCGACATAGGAGAATATCGACCTTAGTGAGATTTGCCCAGACAAGAACATTCCAGCTGGGTGCACAAAAGTCTTATATGCATCTTTCCATATGTTAACAGATAAAGGAGTAGATATCATGAGACCGTATAACTGATAAAACTCATTATCTGTTATTTTCTTGTTTGTCGCGTCAGAACCAATTGTGGTGTACGATCGAAGTTCTGTTCTTATTCTGAGTCTCACTCCCGTAGGAAGAATACCCAACTTGGTGTTAATGCCGTCGTCAGCGACAAGTCCGGCGTGGGGTAATAATGTGACCTTCCTATTTGAATAATCAACAGTGTAGTGTTTTCCAGCAATCAGTTGAGCGAATTCGCCATAAGTGGATTGAAGGGCAGCGGGGACTTCACAGATGATATTGAAGTCACCATTGGGAAATGTATAGTCGAACATAGATTCACCAGCGGCGATGCCCACATACTCGAGCATCTCAGAAGAGGGTTCGCCGATGATAAACATTTCATCCCTGCCATAATTCACCTCAATGTCAACAGAAAAGAAAATGCGAAAGAACTGCTTAATGGAGAACTCAGTACCTTTGGAGCGATACAACAAACTGGAGTATTGCAGGGCAGAACGTTTATCTGCAAATGCTTCAAAATATGGTTTGCCCAGAAGGAGTTCGCTTGCTATGAAAGAAAGAAACTCTGCTCTAGTTTGTATTATGTCCCTCGCAACCATGAGTTCTTTAATTTTAGAAACAGGATTTGTTTTATCCTCTAGACTTTTGTAGTATGCCTGGAGGAAAAGAACTAAATTGGGATACTTTTCATCAAAGTGCTCGGGTAGAGCATCATAAACATCATATCGCTCGAACGTAAGGTCTCTACGATTTAAATCAGTGAGTGTTTTATCAAGAGACATTTATATTACCTTGTTTCGACGACGATTGGGGTGGCGAAAGATGTATCCGTTACTGTGTCAAATTCTATTATGTTGTTCCTAACAGAGTTTATAACAGACTGGTTGGCGGGAACACCAAACATCTGTATAAAATTAACAGATCCTGCTATGTCTTGCACTCTTAATCCAGTGATAGAAATGGTGCCCAGTACATCATCATATGTACCAATGTTGTCTACCACTACCTGTCCTGTGCTAACTCCCACCACCTGTAAGACATTTGATGGTTGTGAACCATATTCTCCGCTCGCGGCAACAGTCCTTTGGTCTAGTTTGTTTCTGATGAAAACACTGCCGCCATTATATGTGAAATTAGATGACCACACCGTCTTTACAGTTGAGAGTTCAGGATCTCTAAGAGCAGCAGGGAAATTAACCACATAGTCTCGAGTAGTTAACAGCTGAGGGATTATTCTTCTACTCAGGATAATATTGGCACGAGAAGATAACACAGATGGATCAGCAGCATCCACCTCTGTCAGCAAGTTTGATAGTCTGAATGTTTGTGAGAACTTTCCAGTGTTATTATCAAAATAATCAGAGACTGTATCTAGAACCGTCTCGCGGATTTTCGAAGAAGACAATCCCGTCAATGCAGGATTGAACTGATAAAAAACTTCAGTAGAAATATAAGTCACGACAGGATCGGTGAATGTTAGTTTGAATGATGCTATTTGAAACTGGTCGGATAAATCTAATATGCCCTGTCTCGTATTGGCCAGGGTCGTAGCATTTATATTATCTTTCCAGACAATTGAAGTAAACACAGTACCATAATCAGGGTCTGGGTTATCTTCACCACCCCAAGATTGGATATCCTTTATGAAAGGAGAATATTTCTTTAAGATCAAGGAAGAATAATCATCAGCGGTCACCATTCTATTCTGTGCGGCAAATTGGAATGGGGCATTCTTTCTAATTGATTCTATTCCTTCTTTGGGGGTGCCTCCCGATGCTTGATTTATTACACTGATACCAACTTTGTCGGGTTCTATCGCTATTTCCCCAAGGTAAAGATCTGCTGTTAAAGATAGTGAGGCAATCCCGTTGGGTTCAGACCCGTTTGTTCGGAGATAGTCAACCTCAATAACGTTTCCTGCTTGTGGGGTCAGTCCCAAAGAGGTGCCATTACCAAAGGAAAGTTCAAAGAAAGTGTTAGGCGATTCACGCAGAACATATAGACGAGAACCAGAACTGATTGTAGACGCGTCTAAAAGATTTGTATACACCGAGTATTCTCCATTCTCCACATTGGCAGAACCTTGGTTCTCAAAAACTTTAACAATTGCTGTTGAGATGTCGATATCTTTATCGGGAATAATATATATAGAATCTGCAGAATTGCCAACAATGAATTGTACCTTCTGCGGATCTCCTTCATATAATAAGATAGGATCGTCTGGAGAAGAAATCGGATGAAATGTAAAAACACCAGTACTTTTATCTGCTCTGAGACTGGTTCGGTTAGTATATGTGTAGTCTATCCTATCTCGTGTGCCGCGTGTAGACAGCTGTCCTGGAGTAATTGTTATAGCGGTAGGGGGGAGTCCAGCAACTCCAGTTGCGTCGATTGTCAGTTTTACGGTTATCACAGAAGACTTCTTCGAATCAGGAACATAACCCAATCCTTCTGCAAGAGAAACAACAGATGGTCTCAATTGTGCAGTCACAAGAAAGGACTCATTCAATGCAAAGTTTGTCTGTAGGGCATTGTAGTGTGTGTTATATGCTAACACATCAAGTATATTATTTAGAGCAGAACCTTCAAAATCAAAGTCATTAAATTCTTCACCCGATTTCAGGAATTCTTTTAGGGATTCTTTTATGTTCTGGAAATCTAATTCGGTAGATTTTATTGTGGTGCTCATTATCGAAACCTATTTAATTGTACAGAGGTGGAGAATCCTTTATTATTTATATCAAATTCAATCACGATTCTTATGGTGTTGTCGAAGTGGGTAGAGATGTCGCCTGTGCCTAGAGGGATTAATGTCTGGCCATTAAAGAAAATCACATCAGTAATTTTTGCTCTGGGTTCCCATCGTTCTACCTGTGTTTTGATTTGATCTTTGATCGTATCATCAGAGAATGAACTTGACAATCCAAACAAAAACGATCTCAGGTTTGCTCCAAATTTTGGTTCAAACGGTTTCTCGAGTTGATTGGTTAGTATAATGTTCTGCACCGACTGTTTTACAGCAGCTGCATCTACCTTCTTATATAGGTCGCCTCGGAACACCCCATTACCATTGTCTTCACTTCCTTGTTTTGCTGTGAAAGAGAGATCTACATCAGAGAACAACTTTATCTTTGTAGTGATCTTCGTGTTTTTAGAAAGTCCAGGAACGATTCTTTGTAATGCCATATTTCTCTGCCTTTGTATTATGTATTTATTTATACAGGTTCGGAGAGAGATTTGAACTGAGTCGAAATCAAAGTTGCTACACTGGGTTTTTACCCAGAGTTTTTGGTGATTTCGACCAGATCATGTCCACCATAGATGGACCTATTATAGTATGAACAGACTTTCATTTCGAAGGTTGCTTCAAACGAAGGGGTGATCTTGGGCATAACAATAATAATCTGTTGGGATAGTGTCCCATCTGGATTGGTCTCATCGTAGTCAATACTCAGTTGGTCGAAGAAGAACATGTCTCTTATATGCAGAGAGAGATCGAATGTTGCGCCAAAATCAACCTTGCCCACGGAGTTGTATAAGGTGTACACAACTGCCCGTCCATTGTTTTTTAACTCAGCAATGCTGGGCGTGTCAGTGACTATGGAACGATGTATTGACGGACTATCTGTAGACTTAAATGGTTCGCGCCAATATTTTTTATCTAGTGTTTCAGTTGGTTTATATGCTTCCCTTATACCATGCGCTGGTTTGTAGTAACCTTCAGTCACATCTAACCTATAAGATGAGAAATCTTTGATCGTAGAAACACCTTCCATCAACCAAGCGTGCAGGTACCATTGCCGTGCAAGGTCTTGTCTGGTGGCGAGCAGAGGAATAGAATCCAATGAACATTTAGATCCAGGTGCACCGAGAAACTTCGAAACGCTATTCGAGCGAGACAACTTGGTCGAACTCGTTATTGGTCGACTGTGGCGGTCTGGGTTGTATATAGGATCGGCGACTATGGTGCGAGATGCGGCACCCCTGTTCTTTGGAGTGAATGTTTTTGACGAACGTTCTATTGGGTTGCCGAGAAGAGTGTATCCAAATCGGGGCGTTGGTTCTTGCTGGCCAGTCCTTGTTGTAGAATACTCTACAGCTGGAAGACGCTGGGAATAGGAAGAAGATATTCTGTTCTCTTCTAATAGAGATCGTATACATTTTTCTCCATCTGTTTGTTTTTCTGGTGCAGTCCGACTATCTTGACCACCGTCCATCACTCTTAGTTTTGACCGGATCTCTGACGTTGACGGCGACCAGCTAAAATACATGCTGTATTCGTCTCGTTTTGAAATTTTATTCTCTAGGGTGCTGTCGGGGTCAATAACCACTTTACGCACAGCATATGGAGACAACTTATTGTATACTTCCCACCATTCCCTACTGGTAGAATAATTTGGAGTGACATCGGTATAATCTGTTCTAGATTGTGCCTGATCGAAGACAGTTTTCTCTTCTACTCTCCAACCCCAGTCGAACTGGTATTCTGGTCCAGGTGTTTCACCATCATCTGCGCTGGGAGAAAGATGCGATCTTGCGTCCTGTGCTGTTCCGGCGGTCCAAGCAGCATACTCTAGAGTGGGTTCTGGCGGGGTGACGCCGGAATTATCTGAGTTGGCTAGGTTGCATTCATCGGCCCAAATTGCCACATTTGCTTCATCAGCAAATTCCGCCTTGGTTGCATAGTTTGAGATATGTGAGTGGAAAGATTCTTCAGAATACTTCGAGAACTTTGAGGTCCATGCTTCCAGAGCACGACCCACGAGGTTGCCTTGGAATATAGTCTCTGAACCGTTATCATCTGATGGTCCGGTATATAGTGAACCCGTGTAGTGGAAGTTCGCGCCGCCGATCTTACCAGTGGCACCAGTGACTACAACGTCTCCGCCAGAAATAACGGCGCGAGTGCCTGATGAGGTTGAGAAAGTATCCTCAGAAGTAAGTCTCACATTCCTTGCTGAATTGACTATGAAGTCTTGTCCGACAATGGTACGAATGTCTTTCTTTGCAACAACCTTCAATTCTGAGGAATAAAAGTTGAACGTATCGCCCCAAACTTTCACATCTTTGTTGCCACGAACAAGTGTGCTGTGGATATCACCAACTTCAGTCAGGTGAGATCCGTTGACAGAGTGATTGAAATTAGCACCTACTCGCATATTATATGTGCCGCCAACATCAACATTGTAGTCCCCGTTGACAGTCAGATTTAGATCGCCATTGTATGTCAAGTTTCCTTGTCCACTAACAACCAATTCATGGTCGGCACCGATGACCTGTACTTGGTGGGTGCGCGAAACGAGAACAACAGAACCATCCTGCTTCAATTCAACACCAGCGCCAGTATGGTGCTTAATGAGTATTCTCTGATTTCCTGGGGTGTCGTCTATTTCAAAGGAGTGTCCAGAAGGCGTTGTGTTTGCTTGGTTAAACGGGAATATTGATGTAGTGGCATATGGTATGTCGAAACTCACTCCCATAGTTGAACCGCCCATCCATAATTCATTGATCACAATTCCACGTGCAACGTTGCTGACGCTCGAGTTGAACCAGTTGTCTCGGAGGGGATATTCTCCTGTTGGATCTGCCATGCCATCACGACCGATACCAGTGGTGGATTCTTTCTCAAGTCCACCCTCTGCTGCGAGACGATCTGTAATCTTGTTATTGTTAGTTGTCATTCTGAACCTTCTCCTTTTAGGATTCTTTGGATACTGTCAATGATTCTTTGGGTTTTATCCTGTTCAGTGTATTGAACTAAATTACCAGAACCCGTCCTGGCGGTGGCATCCTTATCAATGATGTCCGTGGGAGACAGAGCAGGTTGTGACTCTGGATTCGAGTATAAACTTTGCTTGTTGAAGTTGGTTTGTACATAATCCCGCACATCAAATCCAGGGTCTTCATGTCCAGGGTCGATATCCATGTGTCCCAGTGCCTGTCCTCCTGGGTATTGCAAAAAGAAAACTCTCATAATTTGGTAGAAAGTGTTGTATTGTGCTAACGTTAGAGAACGAGATGATGCAACATCATATACATTTGAAGAACCAGTAGAAACATTAAGTCCACCAACGAAACAGACACCCAAAGAATATTGGTCGTGATTACGGATATCGCAATGCGCACCGACTACATTGAGAGGAACTCCTCTTTCTAGCGCACCATCACGCCTTATAATGAAGTGATATGCGTTATCGCCTGCGCCAGTAAGTTCTGTCAGTTGTGCGCCACTGAGGTTGGCATTGGTGTATGTCTCAGACCAGTGAACTATAACCTCAGAGATGTCCCGAGTGATGCTTGCCATTTCTGACTCAAGTTCTTCTACGGAAGAAATAAAACTTCCGGATGGGTTTATCGTATCTGCATCAATCAGAAACGGATTAGGTCCAGGAAGAATTTCTGTTTGTTCAACTGTTCCTGCTATTGTGCCTCTGGTCTTTCCCATTACTCCTGTCAAGGTTTGGAATGGTACTTCTGTACCCGATGAAGTCTTGACATATGCAGCAGCAAAGTTGTCTCTTTGGAAATCCGACTGATCATCGAGATCTATATTAAAGTCTTCGAGTGGACCTGAGTCGAGTCCCTCCTCGATATCTCCCATGATGCCAGCCTGAATCATGTGTGGAATAGGACGCATAGCATATACTTCGGGCAGATCAGTAATTAGGTTTATAATTCCATCCCCTTTAAGAAATGTGGCCACTACAGAGGGGGAAACTTTACTGAGTTCCGATACACTGAGCACACTGCCTAACGATGATGTAACAAGTACTGATAAGTCGCCCGACAGTTTGTCTGTTATTGCTGCCAGACCATCACTTATACCATAATTGCCCAGAACTGCCGAAAACCCTCCAATGATTTCGAGGTATTTAAGGTTGTACTGATTCATAAATGTGCCGAGGTTATCTTGTATTATAGAAGTAATAGTAAGTTCGGTTCCCGAGAGTTGTCCAAATAGACTGTTCGTTAAAAGGATCTTTGATAGTTCAGTGACACTCAACGTTGGGGTGAACTTATGCATAATCTCCGCTACCGCCGTGATTATCTCCGAAGGGATGTCGCCATCAATAGTAATGTTTTCTGCTATCAGGTCAGAAATTTGGTTACGAATAACTTCTGGCATAGATTCGCCAGAAAATGTGGCGAGAGAGTCGAGAGATCCACTTGCATTCTTTATGCCCTCAGCAATTAGCTGGTTGCTGGTTGATTGAAAAGAAATTGCCATATTAAAATTCTCTGTTGCTGCGATTATTCGTAGATGCCATTAGGCGGCATCGGGATCGTTGGCGAATACAGTGTCTGAAGGTGTTGGTCCGTAATGCTTAACTTTGCGTTTAATTTTACCCTCGAGCAGCGTATTACCACCACCCGTCCATCCAGGTTCTGAACCATAGGGATCCGAATCTTCTATGTTGACGTAATAGTTTCGGTCTGGTTCCAATCTCACTCGATTCTGAAAGCTCCAACCTATCGTATAGTTCATTTCAGACGTCTCAATTCCTCGCTCGAATATGGCGTTGGCGTCAATAGGAGGTCCATTAGGTATATTAGAAATCCAGAAGTTCACCATTGGCATGAAATGGGCATATTGCTGGTGATGGATCGTAACTATCTGGCCGGAAGAGAATCTATCAGGTGGGGTAGTGAACCTGGTTGAGACCACCGTTCCTTTTGGCAGGGGGATTACATCTGAATGAACTTGTGTGCGGTGCATAATCGGAGGAAGCCATGGCGCGGTCTCGCGCAATTTTAAATTACTGTAAGTCCCTTCTTCTAAATATTCGCGTTGTTCCATGTCGTCTTCCGTTTGAGGTAATGGAGTATACTCGTCGATGGTTGGCGAAATGTAGTTTAATATTTCTTGTCTATCGGCAGTGGTCACCTTAATTCGGCTGGAAGGTCCATATCCACCCTTTGCCATCCAAGGAATTCGGCGATCATACATGCCGTTGGAATTGTTAATATCATTTTTCAATAAGTTATCTATACTTTTTGGTTGGGTGGAATTTATAATGACCCATGGGTAATTATTTCTCTCGTTAGAGAGATGATATACACTCCCGTCATTAAATCTAGAAGGGGTGACGCTTCCAGAGGTGACCTTCGGGAGAATTGCCTTCTCTGAGGCAATTGGGATACCGGATACACTTTTTACGATATCTGTATATCCATGGTTTCCGCTTTGCGGTTGTATTTCTACAAACGACCAGACAAACCCTAGTGCAAAATCCGGTTCGTTTTCGCCTTGGTCACTGGTGCGATCCTCGCCCGAAAACCCACCTTTGGTCTCACTATAACTCTTTGGGGTTTTAATGAAATCTTGTCCAGTGTCGGAACAGTGATGAAAAGTGTCGCCCTTTATCCCTGCTGTGGATCCAGGAATCCTCATCTCTCCATGGATGTATAGTGCGCCTGTGCCGTATGTGGTTTCTCCTGGGTCTACAACCTCTTCGGTCAAGGCAACCCAACCGTCTTGTCTGCCTTGCCTGTCTTGTGTAGACAAGGATCCAAACCGCTCAAAGTCTCTATTGGAGTATCTTCCAATCTTGGTCATATTTTCTATAAACCAAGCACGAATAGCAGCTGCATGAATCCCCGTCAGTTCTTCTAGATTGACTTGGTTGTATAGTGACTTTACATAATTGTTCAGTTCACCGAGGTTCACTTTTGCCATATTAAAATTCTCTGTTGCTGTTCGTTAAAGACGCAGGACACGAATCCATCTATCGATTCGACCAGATTGTCCATAGTTATTGACATCTTCTACGTTTAGATAATATTCCGTGTTGGGTTCCAATGTGATGAAACCAGAGAAACCGGCGTCGTAATTCGTCCACTTCAACCAAGAGACACCGTTCCCGTTGTATTTAATGGCCTCTACTTCCATAACACCCGTTACTATAGGAGCTCCATTAGGTGTGCGAGAAATCCAGAAGTTCACAGATGGATAAGGCAGGGGGTCTCCAGGCACGTCGTGGAAAACAAATTCACCATAGGATGTCACACTGTCTATGGTGGTGAACATGCTTGACACCACACGCCCAACCGGAAGGTCGAGAAGTTGGTCAAGCCTGATTGTGTTGCCCATTGTCTCGTGCGGAATGGGAGCGATCAATAACAATCTTCCATTACTGGGACTAACATCAAACTCATCCTCGATCGAAGTTGAAAGTGTCTTAGCTGTCGTCCTACGATATGTTTTCTCTGCCACCGAAGGATCTAGGTGGCGCATGTTCAGGAAGTATTCAGTCGAAGTATTGAGAGAACACGTCCTGCCAGTCAACTGCTGCTTGACGTGCAAAACAGACAAAAATGCGGACTTGATGGTTCCACAATCGCCAGACACTGCACGACCACCAGGAGTATCAGACACCCATACTTCCAGCATTCCACCAGGAAGAGTGAGCAGTTCAAAATTGAACTGCGCTCCATGTAGCGGGTCTGAACTAGTAACAAAACTTGATGACACAGTACGCCCTTCAGCTGGTACTACTATGTCATGTGTCAACGTTGTGCGTGATCCAAACGCTTCGACATTCATGTCACCCGACATTACCAGACCATCTGGTATCGAGAACACTTCGTTGTCGTCTTCCGTTTGAGGTAATGGAGTGTACTCGTCGATGGTTGGCGAAATGTAGTTTAATATTTCTTGTCTATCGGCAGTGGTCACCTTAACTCGGTTGCCAGGAGCATATCCACCCTTCCTTGCGATCCAAGGCGTTCGACGGTCATACATGCCGGTATCATTGTTAAAAGTATTTTTCAATAAGTTATCTATACTTTTTGGTTGGGTGGAATTTATAATGACCCATGGGTAATTATTTCTCTCGTTCGAAAGATGATATACACTTCCGTCATTAAATCTAGAAGGGGTGGCACGTCCAGAGGTGACCTTCGGGAGAATTGCCTTCTCTGAGGCAATTGGGATACCGGATACACTTTGTATGATCGCTGTATATCCATGGTTTCCGCCTTGCGCCGGTATTTCTAGAAACGACCAGACAAACCCTAGTGCAAAATCCGGTTCGTTTTCGCCTTGGTCACTGGTGCGATCCTCGCCCGAAAACCCACCTTTGGTATCACCATAACTCTTTGGGGTTTTAATGAAATCTTGTCCAGTGGCGTCACAGTGATGAAAAGTGTCGCCCTTTATCCCTGCTGTGGATCCAGGGATCTCCATCTCTCCATGGATGTATAGTGCGCCTGTGCCGTATGTAACAGCGTCTATATCTGCAACCTCTTCGGTCAAGGCAACCCAACCGTCTTGTCTGCCTTGCCTGTCTTGTGTCGATGACAAGGATCCAAACCGCTCAAAGTCTCTATTGGAGTATCTTCCAATCTTGGTCATATTTTCGATAAACCAAGCACGAATAGCTTCAGCGTGAATCCCCGTCAGTTCTTCTAGATTGACTTGGTTGTATAGCGACTTTACATAATTATTCAGTTCACCGAGGTTCACTTTTGCCATTATCTTCCTCCGAGAGAGTCATATATAGATTTCGAGACGCCTTCAGCATCCGTCTGATCCGTAAGGGGGTTGTCTATATAGTGTCTAAGCAGCACAGAGACGTGTCCGTTCACGAACGCGTCGGGTTGCGCGATATCGCCCTCGTACAAGTTTCTTATGTTTGTAAGTCGCATCATTTTAGAATATACAATAGATTTAGTTGTTCTAAGTTCTTGGAGAACAAACATCAATTGTCCATCAAAATCATCTATTGAACGGGATGGTGAGAGTCTTTGGATAAATGCATTTAGCATTGTATATCGGGGACTTCCGATTTTCCACCCAGCAATGCCGTATAAACCGTATCCAGAGGAGAATTTTGAGTCTAGTCCGCTGACTGAGTATAAAACACCAGTGATGCAACTTGCCTGTTTTGCTGTATATCCGTTGTCGATAAAGAACCTAGCAACGTCCACTGAAACATAGTCTAGGAATGACGTATTCTCTGGATCGTACTCATTATAGAAAACAGGGTCTTGGAATTGCGAATTAGACTGTTGAAAGTCATAAGAAAACGGAGATGATTCTTGGTCTTTTTGTCCAGATGCCTGGACGGAAGAAGGATATTCGATTCTTGGCAAAGAACCAAGTACCATAGGCAGTTGTGAGTGTTTACCATCAAGGAACATACCAAAGACCAAAGAGCCAGGAAGTATCTGACAGTGCGTACCCATTCCAGAACTACCATATGTGTCGCTGGGCGACATCACTTGGGCCCATGGTAGGTCTAATTGCGGGATATCATTAACGTCTGTTGAATGTATACCGTGTATTCGAACCTGTACTCTACCTTCAAGACCATATGGCGGAGAATTGTCTATAACAGTAGCGACAAACCAACGGACGTCATCACCATAATACTCTGAGGATATGACATTCATATCATTTTTACCGGCTTGGTTGCAATCTTGGATATCGTGACAACAATCTCATGCGTGGTGTTCTTGAATATATTCCTACATTTATGAATCAAATACTTACCAGACATTTCTTCATTATAGACCCCGCCTGCGTCATCATCAGTATTAGAAGACAGGAAGTCTATAAACACCGTATCTCCGACAGAAACACCGGAATTGCCGTTGCCTAGTTCTGCGAAGAAAACAATTCCTGGTATTACTATATCAAACATGTTTTTGTTAAACATACTCTTCACAGCAGGTGCACGTAGTTTGTTCAGTGCCTCAGAAGCATCCTGCACGTCATGATAACTATTTACAAAACCATATGTTCCATACGATGTAATTGTACTGAATTCGCGAGCGTTCCAGGCAGATATTGGTTTTTTTTGTCCAGAAAAGGTCAGCGATTGCTGATCATCAAATACATTTTGGTCAGCACCGTATGGAACAACTCTCATGGTTTCTAGTCTCTCAAGATGTTCGGTGATCGAATAGTGCCTACTAAAACTCTGTCCAGTGAACGTGTCCGTTGTATTTAGGTTAGAACCTATAGCACCTTCGTGTATCATCTTCAGCGTGTCTTGTATATTCTCTGCCCTTATACTCTTAACACCTGTCTGACTTTGATGTTTTTTATCTGCCACGCTCGCTGATGTGGCGGCGGAGTATGTCAGAGGGAGATCTTCGTTGAACGTGGCGGCATTCATCATAAACTCCATATTGCCAAAGCGGAGAGTATCATGACCGTCAGTCGTTTGGTCATATATAGTTTGCCAGACATAGAAAGGGGAACCAATCAAAGTTGTGGCACGGTTCATCAACCATTCAACGGACTCTAGTGGGCTGATGTATGGAGTTATTATCTTAACAGGTTTCTGCATAGAAGTCCAAGCACCCATATAAGATGTATCAACGTCGACGTCGAGATGGTTCTTTAGGATTGCTTGAGCGATTAACTCTAATTTTCCTGTATAGGATCGCGAGATCTTTACGTTGGCATCGCGATATGCATGAGGGGAGATACAGTTGATGTGATAAATCTCAGATCTGTCGCCGACCTTATTCGTTTGTATAATCGAAACAATGTTCATCACTATGGTAAATGATAACTCTCCGTTTGGTTGTTCCTCTGCGGTGCCCACAGTAAATCTTATTTGCTCAGATCCACGGATCTTTATTTCATCAAAAACCCCGAGGTCATCCATACAAACTATTTGTGCGGTGACGTATGGTTTCTCTAAATCCTCGAAAAAAGACAACTCTCCGAGGTACATTGTTATGTTGTATTCTTCTTCAAATCTTTCAGCGAAGATAGTCGCTTCAGTAATCTTAAATTCTTGCGCGTTGGTTTGTGGCATTATAACCTCTGCTTCAGCAGCGCATTGAACTCAGAAACAACCTGTGTTATCGTTGATGGGCGAATGATAGAAATTGATCTAATATCATCATTCGTTTCTTGCATCCTTTGCAGGTATGTCACAGACTCTTCAGTGGAGACAGTGGACCAGTCAAACGCATACGCGAGTTCTCTGGAGGTTTGGAATTGAGGATAGACCCATTGTTTCACCACCCTACTCGTAAAACTATCTACAACGTCTCGCTCATAATGATGGATCGAATCGTAACCAAGGTATGCTTTCTCTATGGTTGTCGTTTCAAGGATTAGGTCGGGTATGTTCTGGAAGTTTGGCAGGGTGTAGACCGAATCGTCTTCCTGCGCAGCTGCCAGTGCATCTATATACATCTGTTTGATTAGGGTGGCATTGGCAGCGGAAACAACAATAGCACTGTCACCATATCCAGATGAGATTGGTTCCTTTGTATCTAGATAGATGGTGGCGAGTTGCTGGTCAATCCGTAATATTTGTACGACCTGTCTGGTGCTGGGTATCCAAACCCATGCACCTGGAATGAACTTAGTGCTAACACAAAGAGGGTCTGTTGCTCTGACCCCCAATTCGTTTGTGCTGGAACCTGTGCTGACACCGTTAGTAGAGATCGATTGATTGGGGTAATAGAGTTTTGCCTGAGCATATATCTCAGAATTGTCAAGTGGCCACCCGTGAACGCGCAGGTGTTCATTGGATAAAAAGAAAGTCCAATAGTAGTCTGTCGTTCCATAAATTTCATACGAGAGTTGATCGGGTCTTTGGTTGTTCTTTATATAATATGATTCATAATAGATGTAATCTTCACGAACTTGATCAAAGATATCGATATACACCGAAAGATTATCGAATGGGACTGGACGTTCATTATCGCCAAAACGATAATCGGTTTCAGGGAAGTTCTTGAAAAATTTAGTTCCAGACATTTTAGAATCCCTCTCCTATACTTATTCTAGAAAGAGTCTTAGACTCAGTAAAGGTCATGGCAATATCAACTTCAGAAAAATATGCGCCGTTCTCGCCCTGAAAGTATGCTTGGGTCGTTGTATTATAGTTTGTGGTGAAAGAATCAAGGTATGCTGGTTTGATCTTCTGTGCGTGTATATTTAAACGGTTATCATAAAACTGCTCTATCTTAAACCTATTCGGAAAATTATAACCGACACTTATGATGGATCCCGTCACTGGAACGGTATAAGGTATCTCATCGGGGTACAACTCTGTTCTAAACAGTTTAACTATATTAGTGATTTTGTTTGCTTCTGTTTCCGTGGTTGGTATAAGTTTGAATTGGAATGAAAAAGAGCGGAGATGAACCTGTTTAAATAAGGCACGTGTGTTTGGGTTGGGTGCGGTCTTTGTTCTTGCGCGGCCAATCTGTCCAGTAGTATCTCCAAGTTTTGATGCGATGGATGCCATAATACTCTTTCGTACATCTTCGCTGCCCATTGCCTCAGAAGGAGCACCACCCATTGTATTTCCTGCGCCGCCTGCCATTACTGCGCCGACTCCGCCAAGATCAGCATTCTCGTACTCTACTTTATCAGAATACTGCAAACCCGTAGGCAAGAACAGGTTGACTTGTCTGCCTGTAATAACTTGATCCTCATTATCCACCAAAGTGAACCGTACCTGGCCTTTATATGTTTCGATATCTTCTGGGAAGGTTATCTCTGCCATTTTGTATCCCTATAAATATTATTATCTTTCCACTTATTTATACACCATGAACAAGACTTATCGAGGCAAATACAAAGTCAAACACCCAAATAAGTATAAGGGTGATGAGCATAACGTTGTGTACAGAAGCAGTTGGGAAAGAAGTGTCATGAAATATCTCGACGGGAACGCTGGCGTTGCAGAGTGGAACAGTGAAGACTTTATAATAAGATACTTCTATGAGGTTGATAAGAAGTACCACAACTATCACATGGACTTCTGGATTAAGTTCAAAAACGGAACCATACTACTCGTCGAAGTAAAACCCAAAAGGCAAACAGAACCACCAAAATCAAAGAACCCTCGATCAAAGAGGGGACTCAACGAGGCATTCGCTTATATCAAGAACCGCAATAAGTGGGAAGCAGCAGAGAAAATTGCCAAAGAGAATGGTTATGGTTTTGATATTTGGACAGAAGTGGAGTTGACCGAAATGGGAATACTCAAGAAAACTCCAGGAACCATTAAGAAAATAAAACCAATGGCACCCTATCGCAAGAAACCTAAGATTAGGTAGTGCCCTTTCTCCTGTGGGTACGGTCACTCCTGTCCATAGCAGATGGTATTGGACCAGAATTTATCGTTTTGTTCTCAACGTTTGTTGTAGATGGAGCACTCACCACTGTGTTCGAAGCAGATTGTGTAGCAGCGACAGCGGACTTGTTATCATTCAACTTAACTGACTGGGCACCGAGGTCTGTTGATACTCCCGCACTAGAGAGCGGTGCCATTGCAGGTTTAACTTGATAATCTTGATACATGTCTGCGGGCAGTGGAAGTGAACGAGTCATAGCAGTAGCAACTGTGCCTTTCTTCCGCAGACGTTCGCTGGCCAGTTTTTCTTGGTATCCTGGTCTTGTATTTATGGCATCGACGGGGGCAGTGATCGTAGACAAATCATAATTTTTAGGAGACATTACCTTTGATCGCATGTCGGCATATTCTTCTTCAGTGGGTGGCGTAACATTATTGTTCATCATGGACTTGATGTTCGCCTCCCCTTCCGCGTTGGGGGACAGCATGCTGATGGGAGACCCCGTCTCCGGTGCTCCACCGCTCGCTTTGTAAGCTGCTTGCCGTGCCGCAGCAGCGGCCACTTCTGGACTAACATTTGCTTGCTGTTCATGTGCCATTCTGGTAAGTTCTTTCTGCGAGTAAACCTCAGCCTCTCTTGCCCTGCGATGCGACTTGCGGTTTTGCGCAGCAAACTGATTCAATTTGTGTTGGTCAGTTTCGACAACTTCGACATCACTTGTACCGAGACCCATCTCTGCTTTGATCGCTGCGAGTTCTTCGGGTGGGACTGATGCCAAAAATTCATCTCGTTTTTTCTTTGATGCTGCTGCCTTCACTTCTGCATCTGCTGCTTCTCCTGCGTCCATTGCGGGTCTGACGGATTTTATTGCATTACCCAAATCACCCGCAGAAGACGCCTCTTCGTCCTCGCTATAGCGTGTGCCAGTGAGAGTGGATGGCAGGTAGGTCGTGGTGGTGGTGACGTCAGTGCGGGTGGTTCCTGTCTTTAACGCCAACATGTCTTTAACCAATTCCATCTGCATGTCAGAGATGTCGCCGTCGTTGACTATTGCCTGTAGTTGTTCTGCTGTGGCACTCCCAAGCATCGACTCATCGACCACTGATTCAACATTGCCTGTGAGACCGATTGTATTCTTTTCATAAAGACCAGAGTCTTTCGCTGATCTTTCAGCATCATTTTGTTGCCCTCGGGACAATTCTATCGGTGAAACATATTCTCCTTGTTCTTCGTCATCACCTTCGGGAAGTGATAGACCCAAGAACTTTGCTGCGATTTTTCCGATAGATATAATCCAATCTATGAACTTACCGATTCCGGCGAACATTGCTGCCATGCCTTTCCGTGCAGGTTCGAAAGAATCCCAGACTTTGGAGATATAACCACCTATCGTCTTGCCAACGTCGACGAAAAAATCAACTATGTCGCCGATGAATGCGAAGACATCGCTTAAGACCCCAGAAAGGATATCAAATATTGAAAAGTCGTCTAGAAATTTACTGATAAAATTTCCTTCGCCAAGTATCCACGTGGCAATTGTGGAAAGAATTGTGGTTATCGCTCCCACAAGCAGATCGATAGGCAACGTTACTATTCTCAATATGGCCTGAAAAATTCCTTCAATTCCAGCGAGAAGTTTATCACCAAGGGAACCTTCGTTGCTGTTGAAATAATCGAGTGCTGTCATGAAGACATATACCAATGCGCCAATTGCAGCAGCAACTCCCAAGATCACGGGGAGAAGAGGGACTATCACAGTGCTTAACACGGCAAACGCTGTGCCAGCTGATGCCATCAGGGCAGTGAGTGGCAACCATTTATCGATAATATCTTCCACAAACCCTTCTTTTTCTACCTCTGCTTTCCCCTCGTTGAATGCAGATATGAATTTATTCCCCTTTTTTTTGGGTTTCTTATTGACAGGGTCTTCCTCACGACTTCTCTTTTTTTCTAAGAACAGATCTAATGCGATGGATCTGTCAAACCCTTCTTCAACCGTAGCGGGAATGACCTTTAGGAAGTCGAGCATGATCATTTCAATACGCAGGAGGGTCTGTGCCATGAGATCCATCGCGTTGCCGTTGACTTCCGCAAGACTCTCAAACGTGCCTTCGATAGTCTCGAATTGCGCGTCCATCAAGTTGGGTAAGTTGTTATTGAATATAACCAACTGCTTTGATACGCCTTCCAGTATACTCTCTGCCATTATCGTGCCGCCTTTCTTGCTTCCATTTTTTCGTTTTCCTCTTTTATGTACTGAATAAGAAGCATAATGTAGATTGCCCTCTCCCACGGTAACATATTATCCAACTCCGTCAAACTATAATTATGGTGTTGCATCAAAGCGAAATTGGTCTTGTAATGGTTTACAAGGTTATCGTGTGACAGGGATATTAGAAAAAATCAGATAACCCTTTCAACTCTACGCTGTTTTTCTTTTCGCATTTAGTACATTCGAATTCTGCATTATGTTTCAATGCAGGCATATTTTCTAAAAACGCTGCCATTTGTTGCAACTGATTTGCTGTCATATTCCCGACAAACTCTTCCATGCTTTCTATTGTTTCATCTGCTGCTTCGATTCTCTCTTCTCTGGTCAGAACAGCAGCAATGCATCCTGCCATAATCTGAACTGGATTAGAAGGACTTTCCTTATTCGTATCTCTGGTGCCTTCTTTAATCATAGTCGCATACGTGGGGTATGCCATCTCAACGGATATCTCTGGTGTTATAACGATAACATTGCTTCCTTTCGACACTTCCACCTTCAAATCATCAAGGTTGATAACATATTCATTTTTTTCGGTGCAGTCATCAACAGAACAAGAAATCAATATCGTAGAGGTTTCCCCCACAGACTTCGCGCGCAGTTGAGTGAACATATACTCTATGTCAAATGTAGAGAGTTTATCTACTTCTATATTTTCCCTTGGGTCTATGCATGCCGTCAACGTGTCAGACATTGCAACTAAACACATCTGCATATCCTTCGACTCGAATGCTTGCAGAAGTATCCTTTCTTCTTTGACCAGGTATGGTCGGTACTTAATTTTATTTCCCGTCGACGGGATTGTCATATTAAAATTCAGCGTTTCGTTAATCTTCGGTAATGCCATTATAAACTCCGGTTCAATTGGTGTTATCTTTTATGATGTAATTTGAATATGTCAGAGACACGGTCAACTCTAATGCAGCGGTCTGTGCTTGATTATTTAGGTCTATCTCCGATATGGATGTCGGGTATGCTTTGATCAATTCAACTGTATAGATGACTTTGCTATCCCTGTCCATCTGTTCAATTGTAATTCTCTTCGCATAGTTGCTATGAAAACCTGCTGTGAATGGCGGTTTAGGCGAGACCACACAATCCATCCATTCTTGGAAGTATTTTCTCGCAGAGTATTCGTTGGTCAGGTAAAATGACAGGTTCGCGTCACTGAAAGTAAAACCATTGGCGATCTTGATCTGTTCTAATCCAATGTTTCTATCTACAACAGACAGAACCTTTCCAGGCAATCTAGCACTGGTACAAAGTGTTCCCAGATCTTCCCTGTCAGCGGGTTCTTTGTTGATTACATTTCCGTCTGCCTTTATATTACCCGAGAGTCTTGGAAGTACAATCCGATATCGGTTGTTAGAAGCCAACCCATTTTGTTTTATAATGGTGCTGCGCAACGTGTCTGTGCTAAATGTGCTCATTTTATTTTCCTTGCCGACATCCTACTCTCTTTATGTACTTTGCTTGCAGTTGCTTTCTTAAAGTATGCTGTTGGTAGATGGACCGCTACTTCCCATTCATTAGCAGGTACATTCGCAACCTTGCCGATTATGCCGGAGTACAGATACCTCTTCACACAGGGTTTGTGTCCGCGCAAGAACGTCTTCCCTAGCAGATACTGATAGTTAATCTTGAGTCTCGTCCTATTATTGAACTTCTCTGTTGTTGCACGGGGGATGAGGTTGTAGTACAATCTTTGGCGCAGGTCGATAGGAAGGTAGTGAAGGTTCAATCCAAGAAATCCTTCTTTATAGTGTTCCAACATTATCACAAGGGGGAATCTGTCATAATATTTTAATGTTAACCTATTCTCTGGTTTGTATAAGAACATGTACATCCTTCCAATGAAATAGTTTGCCGCAACTGGTAACCGACTTCGTATCGCATTTCGGTCAACATTTACGTTGCCGATCTCGTTCATCTTATCAAAGAACCAATCGCGAGACGCCTTTGTGTTGGCGTCCAGTCCTTCTGCTTCCAGTTGGTCTTTGTATACTTTGAATAAGGTTTCGTTCATACGTTTATTTATATACAATGGTGGGCGGTTTTTAAAGAATAAAAAAAGCACCCCGCAGGGTGCTTCAAGGATCATGCAGAAAATATTAGAGATTAAGAGTAACAGTAGCGACCACAGCATTTTCTGCCCAGTCAAGTCCACCGATATCATTCTTGCTCAAGTCGGTTCCAACATATGCGACTTCTACATCTAACTTTTCTAGTAAAGTTACCGCACCAGATACTTCAAAGTTGAAATACTTGTCATCACCATTAGCAAAGGTAGCAGTGTCCAAGAAAGTTTCACCTACTTGTGCGCCAACAGTTACGATACCAAATTGGTGACTGTATCCAGCAAAGACATATGTCGCCTTACCGCTTTTAGCATAACCGTCATCAGTCCAGTTAACACCGACTTCAACGCCTTTCCAATCAGCAGCAGCGTAAACTTCACCGTAGTCGTTGTTGTCGTTGCTACCGTCATTAGGATAGGTGTAGTAGATGTAACCTACATCAACCGCAACATCGGATACTGAAAATGTATATCCAGCAGTGTAGTCTAGTTCAAGGGTTGCTTCATCGTTACCGACAGAATTGAAGTCGATTGAAGAACCCCAAACACCAGCATGAAAACCTGATGTGTGATTAAGGTTGATAGAACCTTGTAGCGCAACATCTTCGTTGGACTGACTGATACCACGGAAGCGATAGTCGGATGTCACAGCAAGAGAACCGTCTAGTGACAGGTCTTCAACGAATGTATTGGCAGCAGCATTGCCAGCGAATAATGCGGCAGTGACTGCCCCACAGATTAAAGTTGTTTTCATAATAATTCCTTATGTATTAAATGATTCAAAAATCCAGATTATCTGGACACAATTTATTTATGTCTTGTCTATTCCAAATTTTTGGTTTAATGACGGTGATAATACCGCCGATAGGACACCCCGAAGGGTGCCATAGTTGAACAGATTTAAATGTTAGTCAGCGTTGGCCAACTTCTGGAAGTATGAGAATGCATCCTCATCACCACCGTCGCCTGCTTCTTCAGCAGTTGCAGCAGCACTCACAGCAACTTCTGGTTCACGAGCAGTGGGGGCGGAAGGTGCCTCTGCTACTGTGTCGATAGCAACGTCACCTTTGACAGTGCTTGGTGCGGTCTGACCCAGTACCTCAAACAGTTTAGTTTGTAGTGCGTCATACGACTTATAGTTTGCTGGATCAACAAACTGGTTAATGTCATGCAGACCATTACATACAGTTTGTAATTCAGTTTCGTTACCATTGCAACATTCACTTGGTGCTTTAAACTCAGAACGATCATAGTTGCGATAACCTTCAACCTGACGAATCTTCAACTGGAAGTCTGCTCCAGTCCAAAGATCAAACGGGTCTACAGGAGTTTCTCCAGGAAACTGAGGGTTCATCATCTCTTGGATCTTATCGAAGATCTTTTTGCCGAACTGATACATGAAGACTTTGCCTTCATTCTCAGGAGCAGATGGGTCTGATACCACAAGGATGTTGCAAACATAGTGGAGTCGACGTTTCTGAAGGCGAACGGTTTTGCGATCGTCTTCGTCACCAGAGTTCCAAAGTTTGGTATTATACTCGCCCAGTGGGTCTTGGTTGCCGAGTGAAGTCAGGGACTTCTCGATGTACCACTTACCAGTTGGACCTTTGAATCCGTGGTCCCAATAGCGTACCCAAGGGACTTCACTTTCGGAAGGGAGGAATCGAATGACAGCGTAACCATTCTGCGCTTTGTCTACAGTTGGTTTCCAGATGTCGGGGTTGTCTTTTCGGTCGGTTTTATCACCACCACCTGCCTCTTGCGCAGCAGAAACGAGTTTGTTAATGTCATAACGACGAGATTTTAATTTACTAATATCCATATTGGATCCTTATATAACTGAAGTATAGTTTGTGTTTGCCTGACAGTATTCGTCATGCGTTCTTGGCAGTATTCGCCAAGAGTATCTATAATAACCGAACGGGATTGAGATGTCAACGGATGATTATTATTTGCCATCAGACACGAAATTGTTTATACGCGCTGCCATATCCCTGATCGCATAAAAGGATGGGTATGATGGTAGTTCTGGAAATTCTGGTTTGTTTCCCGCTTCTGTCTCAATCTGGTGACGAGAAAGTGCATCTTCTCTTTCACTGTAGTATTGCTCACTGAGTATACTTTTTGCTTCGTTGAAGATGTCGAACCTGAGTTCGAATGGAGTTTTGTTGCTAGACATAAATGTCTCCTTATGTGTGTGTGTGTTAAAAATGCCTGATTGTTTCCTCAACCAGACATTCTATTATAAGCATCCAAGATGAGATGTCAACAGATGATTATCAATCAAATGGTAACTCTGCTGACTTCGCGAGAAAGTTTAGACTCATTGCTTCTGCTTCCAACTTTGCCTTGATGACAGTCGACACATACTTACGTGAGTCTTCGACTTCTATCTTATTCTTCTCACAGCAATAAATCACCGCGTCAATGTATGTCATCCTCATTTCTTGTACCGTCTGTTCAACAATCTTGCTGAACTTGGACTTGGTCAAGAATTCGAGGTTGGGATTAACTTCCTCATTCATCTGCGCTCTCCTCACCGCCACCTTTGTTTGACTCAAATGAAGTCTGCTCGGGTTCTACTTCTTGCGTGGGACTGACTGTAATTACCTTCGAGTCTTGTTGTAGTTCTTGCATCAGTGTAGAGACTTCACCATATGGTTTTGACATAAGGTAATCGACTACACTGTTAAACGTTGGTCGGGTTAATCCCACCAACGTGTTTTCTTCATTTTCCATAATAACTCCTATTGATATTCTTTAGCAAATTCTTCTGTCCATGTTGCATCAAGGTCTGGATAATACATACCGAGAGTCCTTTTGACAGAACCATCTGGGTTGTAAGCGGGGACCAAGCAAATGGTATTCATAGTCCCTTCTCTGTTTGCACCATATTTGTGGTCAAGGTAGATTCCGTCCTTGATGTATATAGCGAGGTTCTTGACATATGCCTCGGCGACTTGATACTCACGCCGAGCGTTTGTATCTTTAGAATCTTTCTGGTCGCGCATTGCTCGCAATTTCTCTCGCCAGTCTTTGAGTATCACCTTGGTGTTATTATAACTCAGCGGATGTGCGTCATCGAGAGCAGCAACGTCAGGGTGGCAATTTGGTGCTTTGCCAGCGTTCTTCTTCTCGCGTGCTGCTGCCAGTCTTTCGACTGCTGCTTCTTTCTGCTCGGGGGACATCGGTTTGCGCTTGCGCTTTATAGGTCTTCTTGGAGCAATACCCATCTCTTCCATCATGGAAAGACGCTTCTGCTCTTTTTTGGTTGCGCGTTTTTGTGCTGGGGTCAGCAGGTGTTCGAAGTCACTCATCCAGTTAATCCAGAATATTCCACAAGGGTGCTGAGTTTGAATGAACGCCAACTTTTTTTCTCCACATCCCAACAAACAACAAGGTCTTCTGGGTTCGTTCGTGGATTGGGCGATGTCTCTTTGTGTGAAAGTTCGTCAATGAGTGCACTTTGGAGGGTGCCTTTCATTTCGCGCAACTCGCCGTCTGCCTTGGTGAATTTGAATGCAACAACTCCTCCTTTCATATGTCTAATAACAACTTCTTTGGTTGGTATTTGCTTCTTCTTCATGATACGTCCTTCGTTTCAATATTCCATTTACGGTCAGGATACTCCTGCTCGAGTTTCTCGATCATCTCCATTGCAGCAGAGTATGATGATGCTTGCCTTTTGTACGGAGACTCTTCTTGTCCCTCATAAGTGATCAGTATTACTTCAATTGCCATGTAACTCCTCGAGTATGGACTCTATTATCGTTCAAACGGATTGATATGTCAACCAACAACCTTCTTGCTCCAGAGACGATACTCTCCGACGCTCGAGACAAATTTGGCAGTGTCTTCATCAGTCCACTCTATCTCTACGCTCTCAGTGTGAGAGACTTCTATGTGGTTGTAGACAAACTCATCTTTCGCCTCTTGGAATGAACCGAACCAAAGACTGTCATCGGGACTGTCGACAAAATATATCTTATCTCTCATGGTCTATGCCTCCAGTGTTTGCTCTGACATATAGAAACCGCCATCGCGAAAGCGGAAGTATGCACTCTTTATACACATGTTGACATTGTCCGTTTCGAGTTGCATCTCTCCAAGATATTCCTCGCCCAACTCAGTCGCCTCGGCATGCCTGCGATTCAGTTCACTCAACGCACCCTCGCGTGTGGCGTGTATGGATCGAAGCGTATCACCTTCATAATCAACATTTTGTTCTATAACAAATACACTGTTCATTTTCTATCTCCCTTGCTTTGAAAGTTGTTCAACGTCTGACTCGTCTTCGGCAAACTTGCTTTCGAGTTTCCTTTGTGCCTGCTTCTGCATAGACTGGATGATACGTGCTTGGTCATCGCAAAGTTCGCGCAGTGCTTCGAGTTCTTGACGCTGCTGCTTGACTGTATCTTCTTGCGCGTTGATCTGTTTCGCCAGTGCTCTCTTTTGATCATCGGCACCGAGGACATACGCTTGACTCATTTTATCTGCTACTGACATAATCTCTTCCTTTTGGTTTCTCTCTCAACTTGCAACCATTATACCGCGATGGTGGCACAAAGGCAAAGTCTAAAAAAGTGAATAGAATCAACAACTTAGACAACAACCCTGAACCAAGGTTGGTTACGATTGCGGGCAGTATTGACCGCCACGAATCCCAGATCAGCGAAATCATACAATTCGTCTTTGATCTTCTGGAGGTTCTCGCTGGTAGTATCGATGTTCGCTAACACTGCGATAGCATGTGCATTCAAAGACGAGTTGGACTCGCCAAGTGCTTTTAGGATACCATATGCTGTGACTTCGTTTTTCATACTCACTTCCTCTTGGTTTCTCTCTCAACTGCAACCATTATAGCGCGATGAGGGTACAAAGACAAAGTCTGAAAAACTGAATAGAATCAACAACTTACGTTGAGGTGACGAATTCCACATTGGAGGGTGTGGGTATTTTGGTGTTGGGGTGCTTGTGATATAGGACGAATTTGATGTCTTTAAACTCATTGAAAATGCCGTTCCAAATGGGACGCCAGATATCGAGAAGGCGATAATTATTGATGTCGGTGCGGTCGCTGTTTAGAACAATGTCCGTATAGGATCTCATGTTGTGGTCGAAGATCGAGTCGAAACCGTACATGTGGATCTCATCGGGTTTGTGTCGGGTGGCCGCATAATGAGTTGCGAGATGGCCACAGTTGAGGTTTGTTGCGCCTTGATTGCCTTTTCCTGCATAAGAAGGAATTGTGGTGTAGAATTCGCGAATATGCGATGAGTGCTTCATACTAAAAGAGGGATTCGATTCCATGAACATTTTGGGACGGGTGCCGCAGATCCAAGAGTATTCGTCAAGAACGATAGATCTTTCGAAAAGTGCGGCGCACATTTTGAAGTCGACTATACAGGTGGCGTAGACGTCGCCGACTTCAAATGGTGGTTTGTTGCATACAATCAACTTTCCTTCTCGTTTGAACCTAGTGGACTCTGGCATCATCTCACACATGTCCCCGTTTCCTAGTATGTGGACCTTCTTCATACTATTTTCATCTGCCTCCTAATTTCATCATTGCCTTTCTCACCAGTCCAATGCAGTATCACTGGATTTTTCGGAACATTTTTATCTATATGGTCTATTCTAAGAACATTAAACCTGTGGGGAGCATCTGCTATCAGCATCATCTTACGAATAGGGTCGCCATCTATAAGTCCATGCATCGATTCTTGGTCGCCGCGATACCTAAACTGATTCTGCGATTCAGTTAACCACATACGAAGAACAGGTGGTCTTCCTTCGAACGCAACAACACCAGTATTATGCCAGTCTCCTTCTTGCGGTCTTCGCAAACTCCAAGGGTGATCTTTGACCATCGTCAGTTTATTATGAACAACATAGTTGAATATTGATTTGGGGTCTGCCATGACTTGACAGTCGGTGTCTATCCAGCAGACTCTATTAAACTCTTGGTGTGATGCCTCCAACATCGCTTCTATCTTCGAGAACCAACCGTTCGAGGAACATGTTATAATGCGATGAGCAGAACCAGAAACTTTCTCGAGCATACCTTGAGTCATACCGAAGTCTGATATGAATAATGGGAGGTCGCAGTGCTTGTTATAATTATCCAAAAACCAAGGCATCTGCCATTCGGTATTCTTGTCACATCCTGTTACAAAGCATCCGTTCATAGTATCCTATAATTCTCGTTGTAGTTGTGCTTGGACAGACAACCACGTTCTTTCTGGATGGTCGTGAAAGAGTCACGGACTTCTATTGGCCAAGGATAATACTCTTCGATGTTGTCGAAGTTTGCGTTGCATATAAAGACGTCTGTCGGTTTGGCGCAGAC